CTGCTAGTTTATCCGCCGATGTGTGTTTTATAATATCTAAATACTCAGCGTGTCTTGATGCTCTTGCAAACTTTCTAGGATTACTTGAATATACCATGTAAGGATTTATCATAAATCTGTTCTTACCTTTTATTCTTATTAATAGTCCTTTCTCTACTAAAGATATGAAGGTTGTCCGCGCATTGTCCCTCGAAGTTTTATACTTCACCTTATTTACTCCGTATATCTCCATAGCTCTATCAGAAGCTCTATCAAACTGTTCTAATAGTGTAGTGGAGTATGTAAATACGTTTACTTGGTCGCTATACCCTACAATCCATGTAAATAAGGCACACTCTGTTGGGTCTAAGTATAAGAATATGTTACACCAATGGCGGGTGAAGGCTTTATTAGTAGAACAATCCTGCAATTCTTTTTTAGGTAGAAGTTCTTTTAATGTTATAGATTCTATTAGTTTAGTATTTCCTGCCATGCTACCAAGTAATTCTTAATCCTTTTGTTCTGTTTTTAGGACGGTATCCATTAGTTGTTGCATCCCAAATTCTGGTGACGTTACCATTTTTAACAAAAAATACAGAGTGAATTAGATATGGAAGCCTAATGCTTGTTATTTTTAGATGAGTTCTATATCCTCCATTATAATCTCTATAAAGTTTATTAGCATTTCTGTTATTATAAAGTTGCTTTATTATTTTTTGGTGGCTAGACTTAATATTTAATTTAGCTATTGCACCACCTTCTATTACTGTGTAGTATATCATTTTCTTATTTATAACTCAAATTTGCATTATTTTATTCATATAATTACTATAAACCTATATATTTTGTTTTTAGGGTGGTTTTTACCCATTATTCTTTATTATGCTCAGGGGTGTTTTAGAGTTTAGATTTTATCGTTTGGATTATTAAATATACGTCTTCATATTTAACATATTCCCCACAATCGGACTCAAAATCTTCCATTGATTCATATTTTTCATTATATGTTGCATCATATCTAGTCAAATCTCTTAATTTTTCTAATAATATCTCTAATTCCTCTTTCATGTTATGCGTTTTTTAATTATTTAAAATAAGCTTTGTTGGTTAATGTCTTTTACTTCATTTATCTCAAAATATCTGTACTCTTCTTTATAATAATCTCTAGCAGTATCTTGGCAAGTTGGACACCAATTACATATAAGAGATGTTACATCTTCAGGTATATCTTCCGTCCGACTGACTTCGTGGACCTTACCACATCCATTACATTTACAGTTTATCCTACTCATCTATCTTGGTTAAGGTTATTTCAAATTTATTTAGGAACTTATCCTTGTCTTTGTTGTATTCTTTTATTAGTTGTCCGATTACTATTAAATCATCCGCCGATGCTGAAGTAATATTTTCTACTACATCCTTATATTCTCTCATTATATTAACAGTAAACATCTCATCTACTTGGAATATCTTAGGAAGTTCTGTTTTAAGCATCTTTTCTAACTCAGTGGATAGATTACTCGACAAATGCTTTACCTGTTGTCTATACACTGGCGTATCCTTTAATTCCTCAAGATAATTAGATAGTAACTCGGCACATATTACCGTATTAGTGTAAGTGAATAGTTGTTTCTCAGTCATAATTAAATATTAGATTCATCATTAATATCCTCTTTACTGTAATAATCATCAAGAGACTCATACTCACTACTCTCTTCTAACCATATCCACAGAATAGGAATAGCTACCATTCCCATTAATAATCCTATTGGCCATATCTGACACAATACTTCCCATATATACATTAGTGTTTCCATCTCTTACTTTTTATGTGTTAATTGTTGGGTTTTAACCTTTACTTCTTTATTTGAAAATGGACTGCAAAAACAAGGGTGTATTGAATTAACACCATAACAAGCACATCCTTTAAATTTAGTTTTCTTATTCTATTTCATCTCTACTCGGATTTTTTAAGCTCGTACAAAGCTGTTATAAGTTTATAAAAATGTTATATAATTCATTTGATTTTAATTTCCTTAAATCTAATCCACCGTAGTTTATCCATATATCATCATAACATTTATAAATCCACAAATGACTAGCTGCCCATTCTGAAAAATTAATAACGTTTTTAGTTTCTTCATTTATTAATTTTTCTTCTAATTCTTTAGATATAGCTACTCTACATTTTAACCATTCTAAATGTTTTTTCATTGGGGTTTGTTCCATGCTATTTGCTTTTAAATATTTCGTGTTATTGTGAATTGTTTACATAGTACAAATACTATTTCATTATAATCTAATCCACTATTTTTAAATTCATGTAATAAATCATTCATAATATTATCTTGACTTTCAGCAGCCTCATTAGTTTCATCTGATTTGGTGACAATATTAGGCTGTTTAAATTTAACTATCTCCCTAATTTTTTGACAACAATTTGGATTGAATATACCGCCCTCATTTTCAAAACAATTATCGCATCCAACAACATCAATGTAAATAACACTAGTAACATCTATTGGTATACCTACACCAGTTAACATATATACTTCTGATATTACTTTTTTCAACTCACTTTCTGTAATAGAGCAGGGTTGTAAATCGTGTTTCCATTCGTTTAGACATATTGCATAAAACGCTCTTGTATTGGGTGCAGGCATCTCACTAGTAGCCTTTTTAATCTCGTTGTTTATTAAGTAATATTTCATAATTCGTGTATTTCTTTTTTAACATGATTCCAATAATTAAAATCAGATTGGACTTCCTGAGCATCTAACTTTCTCAAATCACAATGACCTGTAGTTGTTTCTAATGCGGAAATTATTTCATTTACATTTTCAACAGCTCTTTCTTTTGCCCAAGCATACATTTGTTTACTATTCAAATTTAAACCTGTTAAATAGCCCATTGGCTGATAAACTTTATTTACCAACTCTTTAGCTTTACTTTGTGTTTTCTTCTCCATGTTAGTCTTGGTTTTTATTTATTAGTTCTGTTATCAAAGATTTTAATTTATCCGCTGACTCCCTATTTTATAACTCAAAGTTGAGTTAAATTGTGGGTTCTTTTGAAGTTGGAACCATCTCTACGATAATATAAGTATTGCACACGTTACGTAGATAATTAGCTACATCACATAATTGATGAGTTCCTGGAAATATTAATTCATGTGTTTGGTCAAATGCCTTGAATATTACTTTTATTGATTTATTTGCTCCCATAGTTGTTATACGTTTTATTTATTTGTAAGGTTACGATTTATATATTCTTTTCCGAAATAACTTTTATCGAATATTTCTTTGTTTTTCTTTTGTACATCGCGCGGATGTAATTTCTTACCTCTTAACTTCTTTATTGCTGTTATCTCACTCTGTGTATGTTTCATACTAAATCACTTGTTTTAACTCCCGCTTTAATCATTTGGTCAATAGAAGCTGTATAGATTGTTTTTAATGTAGATATTTTATAGCTAGTAACGTGAAACATTACTTTCTTTCCAAACATACTTCTTATTGTTTTAAAATTAGAATAACCTTCACTTTTAATAGGAACTACTGAAAATCTATATATTACTACTATTCCATTTTTAAATACGTGGACTATCATTTTAGTAGTATTACCATTCATGTCTTTATTTTCAAAAGAAAATTCACTTATTAGTTTATCGTTTTTCATTTCCATAGTCGGCTGATGTTTTAAATTTTAATAGTTTATACGTTACTTATTTAATAAAGGTTACACTAATAAATTAGGATTCTCAAAAACATTTCCTGCAACCTCTGATTCATCCCACATTAAACTACCTAATATAAGAGACTTATCTTCTCCTCCTTTATAAACAGCTTTAAATCTAGCTTGTATAAATTCAATCACATAATAATTACCATCTCTAATAATTATATCTCCTTCATAGATTTCTTTTCCATTCTTATCTTTTAATCCTGTGAATTGCATTAAAATAGGTTCTTCAAAATCAGATTCATCAATCCAACTTCTTTCTTCATCAGTAAATAATAAAGTTCGTCCTTCATCTATCGTTTGTTGGAAACTTAAATAAATCATTTTCGGCGGAGTTGTATCAGCATAAAATCTCCCTTCTCTTACTTTATACCAATTTCTAAACTTTATCTCTCTTGTTTTCATAATTAACTTATACTATGTTTCTTTAAATAAGGTTACAACTATTTACCAAAACTTATTTTATTTTTAAATTTAGCTTTATCCGAGTTTTTATAAGTCACTTTTCTAATTATATTATATTGAGGATTTAATTCATCCATATATTTTTGCTCAAGTTTATACAAATCGTTTCTGCTAACTAAAGAACTAACTCTCTCAACCACCTTAAAAATAAAATTTTCGTCACCATATAAATCAAAATCCGCCTGCAAAAATTTATTAAAATGTCTTTCAAATTTTAATTCAAATCGGTGGATAATTCTTCTTTTAATCAAGTCGTTTGTGCTGCCTATATAAAACTTACCATTAGCCTTACAAGTTATCTTATAAACACATGAAATCACTTCATTATCTTCTTTAAATACTCTTCTTTTAAAGTCCTCATAATCATCACTTGTAATAAAACTTCTTTCAAAAATTTCATGTATAATTTCCTTATTAAATATGTTTCCATACATCACGCTTTGTAGAATATGAGATAAATTATAAATTAAATCATAATATCCTAATTCAGCATAAACAGGAATAAGTTTAGATATATTGCTTATTATTTCATCTCTTGTATAATTAGCTTTTATAAAATCGTTCATGTGGTCATCAATAAAGAACTCGCGAGAATTAATATAATGATGGTTGTTTAAGTATTTTTCTAGTTTTTCCATTTTGTTATGTTTGTTTATTTTTCGTTTGGTACTAACTTGCTTAGTGCTTAGATTCTGAGCCGAGAATCGGTAAAGGCAGGTGTTTGAATTAACTAACTACCTACCCTTACCAAACTTGCTTGAGTGTTGAGTTCGTCGCGTCGTTATCGGCTGAAATCGGAAAGTGTTTTACATCCAGCATTTCATTTAAAAAGGTGAGTTTATTTATATCGTCGGGTCGCAAATTACACTATATCTACCCTCACCACCTGCCTTACAAAACGAGGGATACGCCGACATCAAGTCTATTTCACACATGAGAAGCTATGTTTTAAGGTCTTTTGTGTAATAGCGCCACGACCACTTATGTAGTGGAGGGTTATCTATCATATATTTTTTTATTTCTCATAACATTTAAAAACAAAAAGCCTCCCATGATTTAACGTGGAAGGCATATTAGGAGGCTTTTCATCAAACTTTCGTTTGAAAATCTTTTTAAATTGTTTTTAATGCCTTCCACAGCACTGCCTCAAAATTACAAATAATTTCTTTACTTGCAAATAATTTTCAAAAAATAATTCAAATTTGAGTTAAAAATATTAAATTTACACCAGCTTTCAAATTTGTGTGTTACTAATTTCAAAGATTATTTCTTGTTTTTGTCCAGCAGAACTCTCGGTAATTCGGGAGTTTTGTTTTTTTGTAACCTTTTTAATTTATTTACGTTTAACTATTAAAATTATATAATTATGGAAAACAAAGGATTATATTTAGGGTTATGCAATTTAAGCTCTTGTAAAACTGAAAAGACTGCTACACACTATAATTACGGTAATTCAAAGTACTATTGTAAAGAATGCGCCGAAAGATTAAATGCCGATGAGTATAATAAACGTGATGCAATGCGGATGTTTGGACATGATTTATGTATTGAAGAATCGTTAAGACCTAAACCATTAAATGAAATAGTGGAACAAGGTAATAAGGTTTATATGATTGAAAACATTAATGATGAATATTTATTTGACAGAAGTTATATGTACGATAAACCTACTAAAAAACAAATGAATCAAGTGGTAGTTTCTGTACGCACAGAACCTAAATATCAAAACAACGAACCTTGCCCCTGCGGAAGTGGAAATAAATATAAAAAATGTTGTAAGAAAGTGTAACCTTTATTTTTTATTTACGTTAAACAGTATAAATCAAAACAAAACTATTATGAAAGAAATGAAAATCAAAGTTGACGGAATTGAAATCGAGTTAACTAAAGAACAAATCGAAAAGATTAATAAATCCAAATCTGTTACAGATAGAATTAAAACTTTTGAGGATGTATTAGAAGATAATAACATCTCTGAACTAGACTTTAAAGCATCTTGTAAAGGATTAGATGAAGATGAAATTGCTTATAAACAAGTTAAGCTAATCATTAAATCTTTAAATGAAGGTTGGGAACCTAATTGGAATAAAGGTAATGAATATAAATATTACCCATATTTCGATATGAGGGACAGTGGCGGTTTTTCTCACTCGGGTTGCACTGTGTGGGGTACTGGGACGGACGGCGGTTCTCGCTTTTGCTTTAAATCAAGAGAATTATCTAATTATGCAGGAGGAACATTTTTAGATATTTATAAAAAATTTATAAAGTAAATAATATTGAGGTTGTACAAAGAATGAATTGTAAAATAGTGGCAGTTTTTCTAACTCGAATTACAATGAATGGAATACTGAAACGAACAGCAGTTCTCACTTATGCAGAACAAAATTATCATTGTAAACCTTGGCAACAAGCCAAAAAATAAAAATATTTAACAGGGTCGTTAGTAAATAATTGAAACCGACTTTTTTAAAGCAAAATATGAAAAGAATAGGTAATTTATATAATCAAATAATTAGCATTGAAAATTTGATGTTGGCGGATAAAAAAGCAAGTAAAGGCAAGTCTGACACTTATGGAGTAAAAGAACATAGAAAGAACCAAGAAGCTAATATTTTAAATCTACAAAACACTCTCTTGAATAAAGAATATAAAACCTCAAATTACACTGTTTTTAAAGTGTATGAGCCTAAAGAAAGAGATGTTTATAGATTGCCTTATTATCCTGACAGAATCCTACATCACGCTCTAATGAACGTATTAGAACCTATATTTGTTTCTGTATTCACAAATGATACTTATAGTTGCATAAAAGGAAAAGGAATACACTCGGCTGCTAATGGAGTTAAAATGGCTCTAAAAGACGAATTAAATACTCAATATTGCTTAAAGTTAGATATAGTTAAGTTTTATCCTAATATCAACCACGGTATCTTAAAATCGCTATTAAGACGTAAATTTAAAGATAATGAATTGCTTAATTTACTTGATGAGATAATAGATTCGTGTGACGGTGTTCCTATTGGAAATTACTTGAGCCAGTATTTCGCAAACTTCTATCTTACGCATTTTGACCATTGGATTAAAGAAACAAAACAAGTGAAAAATTATTTTAGATATGCAGATGATTTAGTAATATTGTCTAGTAATAAGCCTTATCTCCATGAACTATTGTTTGATATTAGAAAGTACTTAAAAGATAATCTTGAACTAGATATTAAAGGTAACTATCAAATATCCCCCGTAGATGCTAGAAGTATTGATTTCGTTGGATATAGATTTTATCACACCCACACAATGTTAAGAAAATCAATAAAGAAAAACTACGCTAGAATGCTTAGAAAAAATAATAATCCTAAATCAATAGCATCTTATCACGGATGGTTAAAACACGCTAATTGTATAAATCTTAAAAATACTTTACTTTATGCGTAACCTTTTCAAATATATATCGTTTAACTTAATAAAAACAAACAAAATGGACACAGTAAACATTCAAAAAAGAGATGCTATTACAGCATACAACAAGGCGGACACTAAAGAAAAAGCCTTATTAGAAAACTTATTCGGAAAAGAATTATTTAATCAGAAAATAACTGATAGAATAAAAACAATGCAAGACGTGTATTCTGAATTAGGAATTGACAAAACTGTATTCGAGAAATCTTTTATATTTAAAGAAGATTTAGATGCAGCTAAAGTAAGATTGATAACTAAAGTGTTCAATGAAGGTTGGGAGCCTGATTGGTCTAATTCAAATGAATACAAATACCTTCCTTGGTTTGAGCCAAACAACAGTGGCGGTTTTTCTGACTCGGATTTCATTGACTGGCATACCGGGACGTTCGGCGGTTCTCGCCTTTGCTTTAAATCAAAAGAGTTAGCTTTAAGTATTCCTTTACAATTCAAAACAGAATATGAGAATTATATCTTAATTAAATAACCCATGATAACAGAACAAGAAGTAGTAAGTAGTCAATTCAAGAAAGTAAAGTATGACTCAGAAGAGAAGACTTTAATAATAACTTTCAATAATGATAAGAGATATGAGTACTCAGGAATGTCCGCTGAACAGTTTAAAGAATTTATGGCGGCTGATTCACTTGGAAAATATTTCATAGCTCGGATTAAAAACACTTTTAATTACCGTCCATTGTAATTAAAATTATTATCAGTAAATTTGGACATCGTTCTTTCATAGTTTTTTAAAGTTTAACAACTATCAGCAGACCTCGTAAAACTACTTAACAGTGGATTTTTTAAGACAACGAGTAATCTGCTGATAAACTGTCCGATGGTGTAACTGGCAACACGACTGATTTTGGTTCAGTAGAGTCTAGGTTCGAGCCCTAGTCGGACAACACTTAGTAGAGATGGCTTTAACGGGAAATAATGCCTTTCCCACGGTGTGGATATGTGGATAAAACCATGCAGTAATCGCGACTTTCTCTCTTTGTATTTATATCCGTTTAGGTATCGGCGGATGAAAAATAAGACTGAGTTAGACAATTATACTCAGGAATAGATTACCATACATTAAAACCATGGAGAATGGTAAAAGAAAGGCAATTCGGAGAGACAAGATAACCGATGAAAGACTCAAGAAAACGCTGCCTTTCTTTTTTTTAACTCAAAGTTGAATTATTTTCTTAATAAATCGTAACCTTTCTTATTCTATTATCGTATAAACCTATAAATTAATAATTATGAAAAAATCTTATAAATTAATCAAAGAATACCCAGGAAGTGTAACCGAAGGAACAATATTCGTGGCTGATAATGAAATAAACGCTGTATTCCAAACAAAAGGCGGATGTGCCGTTATTTACTGGCAAGATTTAGAAAAGTATTCTGAATATTTTGAAGAAGTAAAAGAAGAACCATTTATTCAACAATCAGGTCGCGTGGATAGAATAAAAGAAGAACTTAATTACCTTATTACTGCTTTTAGAGAAATAAATGTAAATCAGAACATATTTTCGTTGCAAAAAGACGGAAGATATAATAATTCAAATCATAGCGGCGGACTAAAGCTAGAGACTATGTTAAAAGGTTTCGCGTCTTTAGAAGACGGAGTACTTGAAATATACTCAGTTAAAAACTCTAAAGGAGAAGAGTTTACTATTGGAGATAACGTGTTTTTTTTACCAAAAAACAGTCTTGAATTATTTAAGATAGACAACTTCTTTATAAACGGAGATGGAATATTACTTGCCAGAAGTTCACAAGAACGATATGCAATCTGTGAGGACATAAATACTATTACAAAAGAAATTAAAGTACCTCATAAAGCCAAATCTCCAATATACACTACTACAGACGGCACAGAGATACAAGAGGGGCAAGATGTAGATATATGGGTATTAAACAAGGACACCACCTTTAAAGCAAGTGGAGTTAATAATATAAAAAACTTCTCAAAACAAGACAAAGAAGTGGCGGATAGATACCTAACATTCACTTCAGAAGAAAACAGAGATAAATACATCAAAGAGAATAGTAAGAAACCTGTTTTAATAGCGACGGACGGAAAAGAAATATTTGAAGGAGATACTATATATCATTTCTATAAACCATTTGAATACATGATGCACAAATCTATTGTTAGACATAACACTATTTATGGAGATGTTATATTCTACACTGAAGAAAAAGCAAAGGAATACATAGACTTTAATAAACCTAAATACTCTTTGGCGAATATTGAAAAATGCTACCCTACTCCCACAGGTTACGAAAACAGAATAAAAGATATTCCTGTAGTAGCTACATTATTTAGTAACCTTAAAAAACTAGGTAAGTAGTATATGAGTAAAGAACTTCGCTATTATCAGATAGAAGCTAAAGAAACTGTTTTAAAAGCATTACAAAGAGGTGTTAAGAAACTTCTATTACTAATGCCAGGAGGAACAGGAAAAACCCGCACAGCCGTAAATATAATCTCAGAAATGGGAAGAAAATTATGGATTGTACATGAAGAGAGTTTAGGTGAGCAGGGGGCAATAGCATTACTTGATGAATTAGATTTAATGCCATTTAGTGATTTGATTACAACTATTAACTCTGAAGGTGGCTTGATACAATTAATTGAGAATAGTAAAAAACAAATATTCTTATCTGAAAACGTAAAACTAATAGCTAAAAACATAGGTATAGTTAAAGCGGACTTATTTGACATTAATAAACCGATAGTAATTGCCTCAGCGCAGACACTTCACTCCAGATTAAGTAAGATTCCTAAAGATTGGTTTAAAGTAATTGTAGCTGACGAGTGTGACCTTTTCTTTTCGCGCACGTTTAAAATGCCTTTAGAGTATTTTGAGTATGAATTATTACTTGGATTAACGGCAACAAATTTTCGCGCAGACGGTGTTGAAATGACTGATATATTCGATGAAACTGTTTACGAATACACTTTAGAACAAGCTATTAAAGATAAATATCTAACAGAATTAAATGCTATTGTAGTAAGAACCACTACAAACCTAGATGATTTAGATACTAAAGCGGGAGATTTTAAGATAAAAGAACTTACCGAAAAGGTTAACACTCCACAGAGGAATAACTTAATCGTAAAGAAGTATTTTGAGTATTGTGAGGGACAGCAGTTTATTTGTTTCGGTGCTGATGTTGATCACGTAATTGATTTACACGAAACATTTGAAAGAGAAGGTGTAAAAACTGCTTATGTAGTATCTGATAAGACTAGAATGGTTGTCGGAACCGATAGAAAACAAATAGTTCAAGATTACAAAAAAGGCAGAATTATAGGATTAGTTAATTATAATATTTTTTCAGCAGGATTTGATGCGCCAGATACGGGATGCGTGATACTAGCTTGCCCTACCAAATCTAAAAGAAAGTTCCTACAGCAGCTCTATAGAGTCACTAGGCTTAAATCTGAATCATTTGTAAATCAATTCGGACAGATAGGAACTATTTTGGATATAGTGGACGGCACGAGTAAGCATAAAATTATAAATACACACGAGTTAGATAAAGGAAAGCCTATTGAAGATAGATTGTTTTTATCAACCACCACAAAACAATTACTTTTAGAAGCCAAAGAAAAACGAGAACGAGAAATAACTTCAGAAGTAAGAAAAGAAGATAAAAGAGTTGACTTAATAAGACTTCCAAATCATTTAACCGTACATTGGAAAGGAGATGCTTCAGAAGCGCAATTAACATGGCTAAAAGGTATCGGAGGATATGATACAGAAAATTTTACCTTTACAAAAAAACAAGCGCACGAGATTATTGAATCGCAACCCGCTAGAAAAAAAGAAATTGAATGGCTAAAAGCTAATGGATACGAGACTAATGGTGCAACAATAGGAAACTACAACGCTGCTCATTACAAGCATAATATAAAAGGAAACGAAAACAAATGGAAAAAGAAGTAGATAAAACAAAAGTATGTTATATCTGTAAAAAACCTACAGAGTATAGCTTACATCCAGTATTTACTTCTGATATGAAGATTATTAAAGGAATAGTACAATGCTTTAAATGTCTAGCTAATAGCTGTAAAACAAATAAAATATGAAACAAGAAGAGAAACCATTAGTGATAGAGAGTTCTATTAACTATAAACTATCAATATCTACTGAAGGATATGAATTTAGTAATGAGCCATCAATCGGCGCGGACTTAGCAGGATTAATAATAGCTAAAAGAATCCACGAAGATATGATGACTGAAATATTAGAACTAAAGAAAATAGGTATTCAAAAGGAGTTTAAACAGTCATTTGAGAATAGATTGAAAGATTTAAGAAAGTCTATTCATGCTATTAACTTCTCTATTACTCAAGTATTGAAGTTTGCAGCTAAAGAAAGTTTAAATAAAGTTGAAGAATAGTGTAACCTTTTATTTTTATATACGTTAAAGTAGTTATGAAAGCGATTAAGTATATATTTATAGGATTGTCTATTTTTGGATTTTTCATGTCATTAAATCCTCCAAAGACAAAAATTAAAGTAGTAAAAGAAATGCAAATAAATATCATTCCAAATTACAATAATAACGGAATGAATAAAGCAGATAGTGGCTAACGTTTGGTGGCTTGGCGAAGTAAAAGCCTTGCACTACTATTGATGGTTAGCACTACACTTGATGGCTTTTATTTTGCCAATTGCGTGTTATCGGCTGCCATTCTTTCGGAATGATTAACTTAAAAACAAACATAAAATGAAATACTTAAATGCAATAGAAATAAGAGTTGGAAACAACGTTTCTTTTAATAATGATGACATAAAATTAGATGGGTCTTTGTTTGCAATGTATCTACAAAACGAATTAGATAAACCTTTTTATCCTATTAAACTATCTGATAAATGGCTAACTGATTTTGGATTCACAAAAACTGAATGGGATAATAATAATTCGTTTAGAAAAATGGTTGGAAACAATGACTACACAATAGTTTTCTATTCAAATTGCGTATGTGAAATAGGGGATATTATTACTAAGGAAATAGAATTTGTCCACCAACTACAAAACCTTTATTATGCACTTACTGGTGTCGAGTTGTCGGTGTCTTAGGGTTGCCGATAACGTATCGGGGCTTGTAGCAGTAGGGGATTAGATGTACTACTGTTCAATATAGCACCACAGCCTAATAGAAGTACTAAGGCTCAAAACTTGCACTTCTGCCCCTATTGCTACAAGCCCTTGTTAGCGGTAGTACGGTTTAATTTAGAAGGGATCAATTTAAAAATTTACAAAAATGTTAAGACCGTATTTAATACAAAGAGCGAAGTTTGAAAAAAGAGAAGGTAAAGGAATTGATACACTACTTGGATTTGATTATATGGGCAGTTCAGAATTTGAGTGGGGTGCATTGCCAAAAGCGTTAAAAAGAACAAGAGAAAACGAAAAAGAGTATGTTCAGTTTGAATTTACTTTTGAAAACCTTGAAGATAAACCTATAATGATTTTGTGCAAAGAAGCCAATAAGGAAGAACTGCCTAAAATATTGGGTCAGCTTGCCGATAGAGAATTAAGATTGAAAGAATATTGCGACTTAGGTGATTATTTGAAAGGCAATAAGGATTATAGAACTTCTGATTTTTGGTGGGATATTGAAAACGATTATTTCTTTTGGCGTTCAAACGAAGATTTTAATAACGAGTTTAAAAAATGTCTGTTTGAAAACGGTAAGTAGTATTACCACTAACGGACGAGTATTTGCGCTCGTTTTAATGGCGCAAATACTGTGTTATGCTTAGTATTTTTTATCATTTTGTGCGGAGGCTTTTAAACTTAATTTAATTATGAAAACGATAATATTTAGACCATTACGAAGGATAAAGAAAACAGGCAAAATAACCGTTGCTTCTTATATGCAATGGCGAAAAGTAAAGACTGCCGACTATAATAATTTTAAGTTGATTGTAAATGAGGAATACAAAGCATTTCCGAAAGACGAATTGGTGTATGACCATAATGGCGAAAATTTATTTTGGAGGCATTACAATCCCGAAGAAATACCGATGCTAAACCGATACGCTTTAGTTGATGGAGAGCAACCACCATACCCGCCAATGTGGAAAACAGATTACGGTATGTATTCGGCTAAAGGATTGGATTGTGATGGTGTGCCAACTTTCTCACACGGAACGGCAAATGAGATTGTAAAAGACCACACAAGAAAACTAAACGAATACGAGCCGTTGACAGTTGAAATAGTTAATTGGTGGTTTGGATGGTTTCTTTATCAATTACAGAATAATGAACTTGTCTTTGGAGGGCGGGAAAAAAATGATAAAAAATATTGCACATAACGGTTGAGTATTGGCGAAGTGCCACCAGTACAAACTTAAATTCAAGGCACAAACTATCTGTGGCATTTTGCCAATACTGTGTTATAGGTAGTTGTTTTAAAAATTAGCGTTGGCATTAAAAAACGAAATTATGATTAACGAATTAGCAAAAGAAATTCATTTAAACGCAAAGAGCAAAGGCTTTTTTGACGAACCGAAAAACATAGGCGAAATGCTTTGTCTTATACATTCAGAAGTATCGGAAGCATTGGAAGCTGCCCGAAAAAACCATTACGCTGTAAAGAGTTGGAATATTGAAAAGAATATTGATTTAAACGATATGGATTCAACTTCAAAAAAGCAATATTTTCAACAAGAATTTGAGGTAGCAATCAAAAACAGTTTTGAGGACGAATTAGCCGATGTTATGATTAGGGTAATGGATTTGGCAGCGTTTAAAGGAATTGATTTGGAATACCATATTAAGATGAAAATGGCTTACAATGCAATGAGGGAACACAAACACGGTAAGAAGTATTGACCGTGCGGTGGGAATTTTTAAAACAATTACCTATAACTATTATATGTAAACACTCCTTTGAAATGCTAATAAAATAAACACTCTTTAATTAAAAAGTCGAAAACATGAATTTAGAAAAGTGGATAAATAGATATAAAACTGACTGTGCAATGAAGTACAATAGTGATGCAACAAAAGACAATTATACATCAGGAGTAAAGTCTTTTTTAATCAGATTTGATAACTACTCAGAACCTAAAGAAGTTCCGACACAAGAAATTAAAGAGTATTTATTGACGTTTAATACAATAAACACTCGCAAGCATAATATTTGTGCTATAAAGTCTTTCTACAAGTTAACTGTAGGTATGCCTAGTAAGATTGATAAGATTCCTTATCCTAAATCTGATAAAAAGCTACCTATCGTTCTTTCTGTAGATGAGATACAGAGAATGTTTAATGTATGTGCTAATAAGAAACATAAGGCGATTTTAGCTCTACTTTACTCTTGCGGATTAAGAGTAAGTGAGCTCATAAATTTGAGATGGAAAAATATTGATAGAAGTAGAATGGTTATTAATATAATCCAAGCTAAAGGAAATAAGGATAGGCAAGTCCCACTTCCAGAGAATTTAATTAAAGTATTAGAAGATTACTGGAATGAATACAAGTCCGCAGAGTACGTTTTCAATGGACAAAAATCACTACAATATACAGATAGAAGTGTAGGAGAAGTTATTAAACAGTTGGCTGATAAGGCAGGAATATGTAATAAGAGAGTTTACACACACCTTATGCGTCATTGTAGCTTTACTCACATGGTTGAGAACGGATGCGACATAAATCTAATTCAGAAGTTAGCTGGCCATTCAAGTGTAAAAACCACTAATATCTACCTCCATATTAGCCATAATCATATCAGTAAGATTCAAAGCCCTTTATCTCAAATACAATTATAACTCAAAATTGAATTAGAAATGACAAAACTAGAAGTAACACAAGAAGGAGAAATCTTTATTTACAATTTTACTTTGGCGGATGGAACTAAGAAACAACAGAAGTATTCTAAGTTAACCCATGAAGCTATTAAAGAGTATTTTAGTAAATCTAAGAAAGAAAAGAAGAAGCCTGCAACTGCGCCGACACTTCAAGAAGTAAAGGAGTATTTTAAGAAAGAAGGCTATCAGGAAGATTGCGCTATCAGATTTCATAAGTATTATGAAGCGCTTGAATGGTATGACAATCAGGGACGCCCTGTATTAAGATGGAAAGGAAAAGCTATTGCAACTTGGTTCAAGCCTGAAATGAAATTAAAAGTAGAAGTTAAAAATACGTCATCATTTTTTCAATAACACATGGATTTAAAACAAAAAGAAAGAGAAGTATTAAATCTGTTTGCCGACAACGCTGACTTATTTGTTAATTGTGAACATTTAGTATTCGATAATTTATGGTCCACAAACTTCAATAAGGTTAAGTATAAGATTATTAAATACAACCATGAGAAAGGAAAGAAATCAGATACTTACTTACTCTCTAATATGCTCATTAAAGCAGGTTGCAATAAGAAAGAAATAGGACTCGAAGTCTCAGAACCTAACTACAAAATTGCTAAGAACGTAGATGAGTATGTTAAGGATATTTTTGATGAGTATTCTAAACGACAGCTAACTCCATTACTTCAAAGAGTTCACTCTGAGCTTAGTTCTGAATTAGGAGATGTAAATAGTTGCTTAGAAGATTTAAAGACAGCGGTGAACGATATAGAAGCTATTAAGAATAATCTATCTATTGAAAGAAGTGTACATGATATTCATGATGACGCTTTAAAAGAATTATTAGATGCTCAAGCAACCGAAGGTGAGTTGATAGGATACTCTTATGGATTAAGAGATTTAGATAAATTAACCTGTGGCGCAAAGCAAGAGGTGATATTAGTTATTGCTCCTCCTGCTGCTGGTAAATCTACGTTAATGGTACATATCACTAAAAGCATAGCAATAGACCAAAAGAAACCAGTTTGTATATTTTCTTTAGAAATGCCTGCCACTCAGTTAATGAAAAACATTTGGGCTAATGCTTTACAAATCAACTCTTATGGAATTAGAAGTGGCGGACTGTCTGATGAGAATTTATTAAGAGTTAAGAATTTCAAATCTGTATTAAAAGATAATTTAGTAATAGATGATACTCCTGGGATTACATATCAGTACATGGAGACTAGAATCCGTAAAATGCGTAAAAAGATACCATTAGACGTCGTTATTGTTGTTATGGTAGATTATGTTCAGATTATGAGAAACATTCCAGAGGAGACGAAAGGATTTAGTGAGGAGGCTCAACATGGATTACGGTCAAATGGATTGTTAGAATTATCTAAAAGATATAATCTTTGCTTAATTGAATTATCTCAGATTGCTAGAGAAACAGGAAAGAGAGAAAATAAAGAACCTTTATTAAGTGACGCTAAAGGGTCAGGCTCATGGGAAGCAAATAGTGTACAGTGTTGGGCTATATTTAGACCAGAATATTACGAAAAAGACCCGATGGATGGAGATATTTCACTTAAAGGATTATGCAAGATTAAAGTCCTTAAAAATAGATACGGTAGTATTGGAGATATTTACACTAGGTTTAAAGGACACTTATCTTCTTTTGAGGATTATGATAGAGATTCAAACGATATAATAACAGGAGGTTCAAGTGGAGATGAGTTCTAAAGTAGATTTTAAATCACCAATAGGATTAGCATTATGCGCGATATGCTTAAAAGAGTTCTATAACCTATACGATAATGAATGTTGCGGGATAATAACTAACACCCACTCAGGAGCCATGCTATACGATTTACTTAAATGGGCAGGCAATGATATGGCTATTGATGAAAATATCAAGAAAGAAGTATTAGAGAATTGTAAATCAGACTACTTAGTCATCCAAGATAGAAGCATTAAAGATAAAGAGAAGCATAAGAAGATATATCAAGACTATTGTAAATGCAAGATGGCGGAGATGTGGCTAAATATTAAAGCTGATGAAGATAAAAGAGTGTTTCCTGATGAAATACCTATTCCTAAATTAGACTCTCAATACCATAAATTTAGGCTTCATAGAGAAGAATAAAAAATAATTGAATAAATAATCAATTTTTTGTAACCTTATTTATTTTTATACGTTAAACTACTTAAATTAAAACAAAACGCCATGGAAAAACAATTAAACATTTATTGGATAGGTGCTAGTGCATATTTTCCTGTTTGTGATGCTGGAGCTGTAGTTATAGCTAAAAATCCAAAAGAAGCATTATCTTTAGTAACGGATTTGAATAGACCCGATAAGCCAGTTCTAATAGGTAAATCAAATAGAAAAAAGTCGGAAGTAATAGTAACAAATAACGGAGATTATTAACATGGCAAAGAAAGAAAAAGTAACACTACAAGAATTGATAGTACAAACTCCTGAGTTAAAGTCATCTCTTCTTAAATTTGAGAATGTAAAATTACAACTCGATAAGGCGGCGGAAACCTGCCTACAAATCAAAGTAACTGATGAGAATAGTTTAGCGGTTGCAGAGAACCAAATGGGTAAAGTGAACGAACTCATTAAGGCAGTAGAAAGTGTAAGAAAAGACGAAAAGCAACCTTATTTAGAAAAAGGTAAAGCTATTGATGCGGCGGCGGCTTATGTATCTGAATTACCTGAAGTAGCACTTAAACATCTTAAAGATGAAAAGATAGCTTATATCAGAGTAGTAGAAGCAGAGAATAAACGTAAGAAAGACATCCAAGACAGCATCAATAAAACTAAAGAATGGTGTCAATCTAAATTAGAATCCGTTAATACGCATGAAGATTGTGATTATGCTATAAACAAATTAGCTTTTATTTTTAATAGAGAAGAATTTTATCAAGAGTTCTTTAATCAAATAGAAGAGATATTTAATGATTATACAAGATTATTTAGATTAAAACAACAAGAGTTTGCCGCTGAAAGCCCTGATGAATTAGAAGCTATTAAAGAAGTTCAAGCAGAGATAAAACAAAATATCGAGTCGGCAGATGTAGTAGAAACTCCTATTGAAACTATATCTAAAGTAAGAAGAACTTGGAAATTTGAATTATCAGATATTACAAAAGTACCCGAGATGTTTCTTACAATAGATGAATCAATAGTTAAAGATTGGTTAAAAGTCAACTCAGGCTATTTAAAAGACGGTGGAATAGTAAATGGCATTAAGTTCTATCAAGAGATAAGTGTAACCGTATAATGCTAAACGCTCAACTACTACATAAACTAAAAGAGAAGCATCCTGAGTACACAGAAAAGCAGATAAGACTTGTTATTATGTGGCATATCGGCAGAATGAATAGTATGTTTTCTAAAGCCGAGACATTCAAACTAACCATTAACAAGTTAGGAACTATCCACACCCACGGCAACGCAGTAAGTGAACACAAAATAAACGATAGAAAGTACCACAGAAAGAATATGAGTAAAGTGAGTCTATACACAGATAAAGCATTATTATTTTAATATGAAAACAGAAAAAGTATATTGGAAAACAAAAGAGGGAGAAACTCTTGATATTGATGAAATGTCAATAGAGCATCTTAGAAATGTATTAAAATTCATTATTGCAAGAAGAAAGAAAATAAGAAGTATCCCTTGTCAAAAAACTGCCGCCTTAGATGAGTATTGGGATAATTTTTGGAAACAATAATAAATCTCTTGCATATTTTAATCAAAGTATGTAACTTTATATCAAAATTAAACGTATAAATAATATAAACCATAAAAACAAAAACAAATGTCAAGAAGTAATCCAACATCAGAAAACGCTGTAAATCCTGCAAAATTTTTTATAGAATGGTCAGGTTCAGAAGGAAAATTTAAGTACTACGATAAAGAAAAGAAAGAAAATGTATTCATGGAACTACCTTTTTACTTTCTGCCTTTAGACCAATTATCAACAGTCAAAGGCTACGATGAGAAAGCTGGATTAGGATTCTATTCAAATGAAGTAAGAAGTACTAAATCAGACATCTTAACCGTTAGAACTAAAAATGGCGTTGTAATGTCGGGGCTTTACGAAAACTGTAAAGAGAAATTAGCATCTCGTGGACTTGACTACGTTCAATCCGTATATGTAGCTATTAAAGAAGGTAAGAATTATGTATTAGCTAACTTACAATTAAAAGGTTCTGCATTAGGTCCATACATTGAGTTCTGTAAAGGAAAGAAAATGAGTGAGATTGGAGTGGCGGTTAAAAAAGCTAATCCAATGAAGAAAGGTGCAACTAAGTATTTTGAGCCAGTGTATGAGATTTTAAAAGTATCTGAAGAAGCTAATAATGTAGCCGTAGAGTTAGATAGAGAATTACAAGAATATTTAACTCCATATTTAGCTAAAAACGCATCGGCGGCACCTGCTGAAGTTATGGACGAGAATCAAGATAACGGGTTAAACACTAAGAAATCAGCCCCTAAATCAGAAGTTAAGATTGAAGCTGAAAAAGATATAGTTTTTAATCCAGCAGATGAAGACAATGATGAAGCATTCTAATTTAATCTATCCGTTCTAAAGGCGGAAACTTATAAAAGGCGAATGTTAGTATAAACCGATTGGCAGTACAGTTATAAGTCAGATTTGATAGCAAGTAGTAATGAAGCACACCCGAATCTCTGTAAACTAATCCAAAGGGAATTAGGTTGCTACTTGTAAAAACCATAGATTAAATGAAAGTCGAACTCAAACATTACGGGCGTATTCTTCCAAATGGAAATATCTCATTCTATAATAACGAGCTATGGATGGAGCAACGCCAAACATTAGCAGGTAAGGAATTTGAAATTGTGATGAAGGAAAGATTTAAACGCCCAACCGTTAATCAGTTTGGTTACTATTTTGGCTGCATCTTAGGAGTATGTTTAACTTGTGAGCAATTTAGTCACTATCAAACTAGAGATGAGATTCATAAAGAGGTGTTTTCTCCACTCTTCCTCACGTATAAAGTAAAAGTAATAGTAGGAAAAAAGAGTTGGTTAAAAGACGTTACTAGAAGCTTGACTGAGTTAAGTAAATCAGAAACATCCGACTTTATACAAAACGTACTTAACTTCTGCGCGCAAGAAGGAATAGAAATACCTGAAGCAGATAATTATGTAGATAAATTTTACCGAGAGATAACAATTAAAGAATAAACATGACAAACGAATATAGATTGAGAGCCATGGTATTTGCTATTTGTAATATTTATTACATCAATAATTACCACACAATAGCACCAATGCAATATTTTACCTACGATGGATATAGTTACAGAATTTAAAAACAAAACATATATGAAACCAATAGAAACAATAGAAAAAGAAGTGAATGGAATGATTGGAACTAAAGAAGGTTCTAAAGACACCATAGTAAAAGTAATTGGAGAGTTATTTGAAGAAAAGATATTCAAGAACGGCCCCGATGTATTCGCTAGAGTAAACTTTATGAACTCAGAAACCAACCACCTTATAGGTCAAATGTACTTACAAGGAGTAGATTCTAAAGAAAAGCTAGAAGAGGCTGTAAATGGTTCTATAGAGAAAATTAATGAAATACTACCATGTCTGTAATAAAAGATAATAAAGAGATAAAAGAAGCTCTTTTAAAAAGACTTAAAGAGTTATATCCTTCTAATATAGGTTTTGGATTTAAGAACTCTATGGTTGTAAAGGATGCTTCAGAAAGAGGTGTTAAGATAGCCGCCGAGTCCATATCTCGTTATTTTAGCCCTAAACAACAAAAAAATACTCTATCTGAGGAACAACTTATTTGGTTATGCTTTAGATATGGTATTACAATAAGAGTTCATATAGGTGAGCCAGTTGTAAGAGAAGGTAAATTATATTACGAGGTTCCAAGATTTAATGAATTAAAAGCGTTACAAGATTTAAAAACTATATATGAAAAATAGAAAAATAATAAAGACATTAACTGTATCAATATGGTTAATGTCTATGGTAGTTGTAATATACGATGCAATTTCATATAATCTAGTACTGATTATATGTTTAATTCCTTTTATAATTGGAGCAAAATTATCTGTTGATTTTTTAAACAAAATAGATAATGCCTAAATGTAAATCGTGCGGAGTCAAGTTTACTCCTACTAAATTTTTACAAAAGTTTTGTCTTCTTAATGATGAATGTCAAGATGCTGCTATTAAGTTCGTACTTGATAATAATCGCCGATTAGCTGAAAAGAAAGAAAAAGACAAGTGGAATGAAGAGAAGAAATTAATCCTAGAGAAACTTAAAACGATGGGAGATTACGAAGCCGAATTACAAACTGAAATTAATATCCTATGTAGAATGATAGATGGTCCACTAGGCTGTATATCGTGTGGCTCTAAAACAGGAAAGATGTCAGCGGGGCATTATCATTCACGCGGTAAAAATACTACTCTTAGATTCAATTTAAACAATCTTCATCAACAATGTTTCCATTGTAACGGTCCAATGTCTGCAAATATCATAAACTATAATCTGGGCTTAATTAAATGGTATAGCAAAGAATATCAAGATTACGTTGAGTATAAGTTACCTTTAGAGTTTCCTCTTCTTAAATGGACTAAAAACGACCTTATATTATGGAAAGCTCAAGTGGTGGCTTATAAGAAAGAAGTTGCTAAGTTAGAGTTTCCATTATCGGCGGAGGATAGATTATATTGGCGCGGATATTACAACGAGAAAATAGGTATCTATAAAACTAATTCAAACTTGAGTTAAAAAAAGTGTAACCTTTTACATTAAGTATCGTATAAACTTTAAATCAAAAACAATGGGACAATTAGATTGGGTTCAAATATTAGTTAAGAACGGATTTTTATCAGCTAAACAACACGTTTATTTTAATAAAGAACATAAAATAGGCGCTTGGATTGGGACGGTTACGGGTTATAATTGGGTATGTTACATAGCTTCATTTGATAAAGATGATGGAGAAAATGTTTTTAATGAAAAAGAATTTAAGAAAAAATTAAATAATATAATCAAAAACAAATAATCATGCAAGAAACAATCAAAAATGTAGTTCAATGGGCGGCGGATAAAAACCTATTGAAAAAAGAAAACTCTTACGCTCAAATGACTAAAGTAACAGAAGAAGTAGGAGAAGTAGCATCTGCATTACTTAAAGGTGATGAAAGAGCTTTAATTGATGGAATCGGAGATGTAGTAGTAACTCTTATTATCCTAGCAGAACAAAACGGACTTGGACTAGAAGGATGTTTAGAAGCTGCTTGGTTAGAGATTTCTGAACGTAAAGGAAAAACTGAAGGCGGTGTCTTTAGAAAGGAGGCTTAGATGAAAGATGTTGATATTTGGTATTTAAAAGAATACTCTAAAGAACCAAAACCATTCTCTACTACAAAGCCAGTAGAAAATATATGCGAGTCAGATATTCAGCAAGTCCGCGATTGGAAAAATAAAGTCATAGAAATACGCGATACAAAGAAAGGAACTCCCGTGTATGTATTTTGGGATTTAGAGGCAAAGCGAATTGTTGAATTTTTACTCAAATTTTCAGAATAATATTTTGATAATAAATACAAATAGTTTAATTTTATAACCACAAAACAAAAGCAAAGAAAAATGAGCAAACTAAAAGTGTCAAAACGAATCGAGTGCTTAAAAGCATGGATGACAGAAAACAAATTCCCTAAAGTTAAATTATCAACCTCTAATACTATTAATTATGAAAGAAAATAGTACATTAGAGCGCATCCAATCAATCAAGATAGAAAAGCATATACTTGATTTAGAAGTTCCTGTAATACCTCTTAGAGATAAGATTATTCTACAAAAAATTACTACTCAACAAATGACAGCAGGTGGATTATTGTTAGTAGAAGGAAACAAATCTAACCGCCCAATGGGAAGAGTTATTGCATTTGGACCACAATGTTCAGATTACATCAAGAAAGGATTAGTTGTTGTTCACGACAGTATATACACCCCTTTAGTTCTTAATGGAATAGACTACATTATGATTAATGAGAATTTTGTAGATTGTGTAGTGGCGGATGAGAAGCAAGTACACGTTCCCGTAACTCCATTAACAGGAGATGATATTAGAAAGGCTGAGAAGATAAGCAATGTAGATAGAGTGAGAAAGATGAGTGCTGTTAAGTATGAAAATACAATGGACGAGATAAATGAGAAGGCCAAAGACAGAGCAAAGAATCCTACAATCTCTAAATACAAAAGAAAATGATTAAAGTAACCCCTGAAGAACTAGCCAAACAATTAAATGGTTTTGATGTAGATGATAGCTTTACAAAAAGTGTTATCAATATCGCTAAAAACAGCAATCTAGTTATAGTATCTGCCATAGGTGATGACACTATAATATTCAGTGGTTCTTTAAAGGATGAGTTTGATTTACTTCATGGCGGACAGATATTTATGGCTAAAGAAGGTGATGAGTATATCCCTTACAGAAAACAAAGCATAGATAAATCGAGAAAGGTAATAGAAGTATTTTGGGATAAACATAGCCTATTCAAATGGAAGTTCTTAACTCTTATCAAACACGTTACTTATGATTTAAAAAAAGATGGTAAAAGTTTCTGTAAAGGAATCATATTTAGTCTAAATGATGTTTAAAAAACTCGTCCAAGGTGCGCACAGGACCGTAACAATAGCATTCCCTTAATCTATTCCTAAAGTAAGTTAATGTAAGCTATCCGAATCGTAAGTCGGTAATTAACCCTCCTTAAAAAAGAGGGTTTTTTGTTATAATCCCGCTGCTGTTAATGCCTTGATTTGTTTAGCTAATTTCTCTATATCAGCTACTAACTTACCATAACTATCTGCTGTAGTATGCGTAGTCTTTAATTCATCCCAAACACTTGTTGGGATATTGCCAAGTAAATTACCTAGTATCTCTCCTGCTTGTCCAGATGTGTAAGAACCTGGTAATAATGTACTCCAAGGGTCAGCTACACTTCCCATATTATTCATTATCTCTCCCATAGTTCCTGCATTATCAAAAGATGCTGCTACACTATTCCAAATAGCTGCTCCTACGTTATCTGTAGTTAACCCTGTTCCTGTAACTACAATATCAATACTCATATCGGCAGTTGCAGAAATACCTCCTGTTAAGATTCCACTACCTATTAAATCAACAATCATATTAGCAAACGCGGTAATATTTCCTGTTAAAGTTCCTGTACCTGTCATAGAACAAGTTGGGTGTAATTGTCCTGTTATGCCAGCAGTCATAGTAGAACTACCCGTCATGTTACATAGCATCGAAACTAATAAAGAAGCATCGGCACTTAGTGTACCGCTACCTGTCATAGCGCAAAGCATATTATAGAATAAAGAAGCGTCTCCTGTTAAAGTTCCACTACCTGTAGCATTAAAAACAATATTACCATTACCTGTTATATCTGCTGATATTCCACCACTTCCTGTAACCGCTATTGTAATATTACCTGTAGCTGTTATCGAAGAAGTAAATGTATTACTACCTGTTAAAGCACATAATAAGTTGCCTAATCCATATATAGTAGCAGTCATACTACCGCTTCCCGTCATAGCTATACTTGTTGGCTGTTGTGGTATTAAAGATTGCGTAACCGTTCCTATACCTAAAGAACGCATAGCCATTCCTCCTGATACTTGTGGTATAATCCAAGCAATAGTCCCTTGAGGAACACTTGATGTAAACAATATATGTGTAGATACTAATACATTAGATGCAGTATTAACTACAGAGGAGTCATTATAAAACATACCTCTTGACATTCCAGATTGATTATAAGCACTTCTATCACACGTAGAAGTTCCTGCTCTCCATTTACCTGGACATTTATTTAATACACTATAATTACCTAATAACATTATTGTAGTCTTATTTTTTCAGCTAACTCATCGTAACCTAATGTTTCTAATAACTTAGCGTCAATTTCTTTTTGTAATGAAATCATTTCTGACATTATCTTAAAAGCATCCCATCCTTCTTCTACTGCTAATTTAGCTATTTCTAAAAATTGTTTATTCATAATATTATATATACTTAAATTCGTAATTCTTAACTTTTTTTCTTTTACCTAATAAAACATTATAAACATTTCCAGAAGGCAAATTAAGTTGTTTACTAGCCGCTAAAGCTGATTCATAAATAATCCCATTATTTATACACATTACTTGTTTTCTATTCCATGCAACTCTTCCTTTTGCCGAATTAGACATTCTAATTTTAGACTCCTCGGAATGTTTTTTATTTAGAAAAGGATGCTTATTGTTTTTTAAATAATCTTTATTTTTAATGCTTATTTTTTCTCTAGTTTCACTACTTACCAAATGAAATTTAAGTGTATTTGATATTTTTTCTTTTGTTTTAAATGATACCACTTTTCCTTTCTGAGATTTAGATATTTTATCTTTAGTCTCTTCTGTTATTACTCTTAATTTTCTTTTTTCACTTAATTTATTCTTATGCTCTTCCGTAAATAATTTACCGAAATTCGGATGCGATTCTTTTGAATATTTACCAGTTAAAGATTTAGATATTTTTTCTCTAGTTTCTTTAGAAATATCTTTATTATTATTTCCGCCACCCTCTTTATTATATCCATAAACACTATTCGTAGAGCCAAATTTGGTTATCCAATAAATCTCTTGTGTATCTAATAAATTAATATCACTTACACTATCTATAATACTAAAAACAAAAGCACATTCTTTATATTTATTCCAAGCAGATTGCAAGTGTTTATTACCGTGTACGCTTCTTCTTAATCTACTTAAATGATGTTTCCATCTTTCATTTACATTTGACAATTTAGTTTGTCCAATATAAACTTTATTATTTTCAGTATTTAATATTTTATAAATATACATATTAAGCCCAAGCTAAATCAAGGTGTCCAATAATAGCAGAGTTAACTGGGGTAGCTGCCCCATTATAAATCATTAGCACTAAATTTGCTCCATCATATACTCTAGGTAAACTAGGCACTTGATTCATTAAATCTCTCTCTGAAGCTACACCTAATGTAGTAATAGGCAACGTTAATAACGGCACCGCTAATCCTAGACTAAATTCTCCTGATGTATAAGTAGCTGATAATTGAACGTTATCCACTTTTGCAATACCACTATCTCCAGCAGCTAAAGGCATAAATGGACCATACTTACCAACACCTGTTCCACTATATAATACTAATCCATTTGCAGCAGCAGTCTTACCTACAGGTAATACACCTGGAGTAGTTTTACCTGTTGCTTGAGCAGAGTTGGTATAAGATGCTAAACTTAAATTTGGAGTACCTGCTCCTAATGGAGTTGCGTTATTAGCCCACATAAAAGCTTGAACTCCTGCCCCATTTGTATATCTTGGTAATAGTGTAACCAATGTATTTGTACCTGAACCTGAACCATTAGTAATACCTACTGCTGTTCCTGCTACAGCATTAGCATAAGATGTAGCTACTTTAATTGTAGTATCTGTAAGCTTAATTACATAGTAATCTGTTGCTGCTGATAAACCTGTTGGTAATACACCTGAAGTTGTAAATTGAACTCTTGTATATGGTAATAAGTTAATGTTAATATTACCATTTGTACTAACCGTTGTTAATGTATCTGTAGCAGTACAAGTAATTGTACTAAAACTCATTAACGTATTAGTTAATGCTTGAGATGTAATAGTAGTTGTAGTAGTCACTCTATAAAACCCGATTAAATCAACTAACATTAACACACAAGGCGCTGTTGTAGCAGCAGCAGTAAATCCACTTGCATTAATAATACTCTTATAAGAAGGAGTTACGTTACCTCCGTGTGGAATACCCCCACCATTTGTTGTAGAATCATATACTGGCTGAAACAGTAAGTTAGTTCCTGCATTATATATAGCATCAGCGCCAGGATTACCTGCTCCTCTAGCCATACAAAACCATTCACCTGCTACTGCGGCAGTTGTTGGCAAGAAATTTTTGTTCCAGTCGCTTCTAAATCTTTGTCCTAAAGATGAAACTGCATTAATAAATTGGTCCATTGATGAAAAACCTGGCATAGTATTATGTTTTTAATTAGTAAAATGTTGTTTTATATAATATTATTTTTTATTTTAAAATTATCATAGGCGTTTTTAGCTTCGTCTATTGAATTATACCTGCCAATATACTTATTTTTATTATTAAAAAAAATAATTGCCATATATTTACTCCTGTTTTTATCAAAACATATCCCTTTTTCTCCAGTACTTGTTTTTAATAAAAACATTTTACGTTTCCACTGTTCACTTTTAGGCTTTCTAAGTGATTTTTTATGAGATTCGCTTTTAGGTATTCCAATAGATTTAATTGACATTTTTTTCTTTGTACTCTCAGTATGTGACGTTCCGTTTCTATGATGTTCAATTCCGCATTCATATCTATTTTTTAAAGATTTTGATATTTTAAGTGAATGTACTTCCGTTTTCTTTCTACCCTTACCCGCTACAGATAATTTTATCCTTGTTGATTCCGATATAATTTTATTCTTAGTGCCGCCAGAATCTTTATTGTATCCGATTGATTCTTTTAATGAATTATATAAATTAATATATAAAATCTCAAATTTATCTAAGTCTGATATGTTACATTTATGCAAGACTGAAAAACAAAAAGACGATTCTTTATATTTATTAAAAGAATTTTGTAAGTGAGAATTAAAATGCTTTCCATTTCTTAATCTACTTAAATGGTCTCTTTTTCTATTATATAAAGATTTAGTAGTTTGTCCAATATAAACTTTATTATTTATATCGTTTTTAATCATATATATAGTGCCGTTATCCATTTTAATAAAATGTTGTTTTAATAGTTCCGTGTATTGCAGAAGCGTTTAACGTACCCTGCGGAAGGGTTAAAAATGACAAAAACGCATCATCTTGTATAATTGGCATTACAGGAAAATCTTTCAAGTAATCTATTTCTACAGGAGCGTCAATACCTCTAATACTCATTTGAGCTAAAGGTTTAACTAATACTATACTAAATAGTCCCACATCCCCTACGCCATTCATAGTAACTGATTCAACTGACATTACACCAGTATCACCTGCTTGTAATTGTATAAATGGACCTGTTGAATTACCTTTTGCGGTAGTAGATGTTTGTGCTGAATTAACGATGCTTCCATTTACAGAAACAGAGTTCTCTAAAACGTCAGGTGTTACTCTTCCTGATACTCCACTTGAATTTGTATAATTTATTGTAAAACTAGCTCCACCTACCCTAGAGGCATCTGATATAGCAATCATTTGTACGCCACTTCCATCTGTATATCTAGGTAAGGTTGCAGTATTAGTCATTGTTTGAATATCAGTAACAGATTCATCTATTGTAGGGTAATATAATAGATAATCACATAATATCATTGGCATAGGTAAAGCTGTTGCTGTTACACAAAACGCCATTAATTCTCTTAAATATTTTACTTTAGGAGATACGTTGCTGCCATGAAATATACCACCATCTGTGCTTTGTTTAACTTGTACTGCTATTAATGGCGCAGCATCAAACCAATATTTAGGTACGGGGTTTCCAGGGCTCATAGATAAATCAAACCAAATACCTACTGTACTAACTTGGGTTGGAGATTTACGCCAAGTATAAAGACGAGAAGACCCATCAGTTACCTGAGAGTCTATCATATCTTTTACTTTAGTTAATCCAGCCATATTAAATACTTCTACCTGTTAGCCAAGACAGTAATTGTCTAGCTGATACTTTCATTTTATAAACTACTTCTTCTGTTTGATTTAAAGAACCCACTCCTCTCAATGTAACTTTACGTTTAGCATATACTATTGTATCGGCAGGACATTTACACGACCTTTCAATTATAGGTTCAATACCTTCTCCTTGTGGAATTACTTTAACAGTAGCTTCACAAATAGAACACTCATATAGAGCAGGAAATTTCTCTTTTAAACTCATATTAAGATTCAGTTATAGTTACAGCTCCAATAGCAAATACTGGTTGTATTAAGTTAGACACTGTAATAGGAGCGTTTAAATCTCCATAATGAAACACATCTGATGCACCTGTAGCTTTACCTGTTTTAGCAGAAGTAATTGTATTACCTGATGCTCCACATTGAGGGAAAGTAATTTGAGCTGCATTAGAAGTAGCTCTTGATGCTGGAGCCGTCCAACCTGATGTAGAGCGAACTACTGTTTGTCTAGCATAGTTAGTATAAGTTGCTTCATTAGTACTCATAGTATCTCCTACGGCACCTGTTACAGTTGATAGAGCTACATAAATGTTAGTTATTGGAGATGACGCTGCGTTATCAGCTACGTTAGCCCAAGCTGTAGCGTTATACACTAGAGCTAAGAAGTTGTTGCAATGATTCGTACTTTTTGGCATATTATTTTGTTTTTAAGTTATGTCTATTGATGTTAAGTCTCCGTTACTATTGAAATTAAAAGCCTTTGTCTCTAATCCACTAGAAGTAGATGTAACTAATTTAGTTAAACCTCCCTCAGAATTATATTCAAAAGTTTTAGTTTCTGTAACAGAACCATTCAAATATAATACTTTTTTAATTAAGTTTCCATTATTGTCATACGTTAAAACAGAAGTATCCGCATTAGACTCTTCTACTACATTAGTGACTATTGTAGGAAACTGATTACTTGAAGTGGTTGATTGAGGTGTAGTAGTTGAATTAGATGTTGGAATCCCGTCATTAGCGTTTAATTTCTTTTGAGCAAGCCAAGTATCGTAGTTTGAATTAAGAACTCTTTGAAGAGCGCCGCCTGTTACTCCTTTATATAAATTACCATCTTCACAAACGTAAACATAATCTAATAATGAGCTTTTGCTAACCCATATAGAATTTATTTGCGAAGACGTTAAAACACTCATTGTAATAATTTATGTAATACTTCATACATTTTAGGTAAATCAGATACTTCTATACAATTATAGCAAGGAGGATTAGATGTGGCGCATAAACCCGAAGTGATATTTGTTAAATTAGTTTGAGTAGTAACATCTACTTTAGTTATAACATAAGACGCTTCAGTTACATTACAATCGAAATCAATTAAAAATTTAATATAGGTACTCATGTCTGTTTCAGTAAAAGTATATTTTAATGAATTTAACATATTTCTAGCTACATCAGATTTAACTTCGGTTCCTACTGTAGTGTAATTATAAATCTGAACGTCATTAATAGCTAACTGAACAATAGTTCCACTATCATAAGATGTTTTCGCTGCATCTAATTCAAAAACTGCCAAAACCTCTGTTTCTACTATTGGAGTTTCAAAACAAAAACAATCAAGCCTATTTATAAGTCTTGATGCTAAGAAGAGTTTATTAATACAGCAATCAACATCTTCACCATAAGACATTTTTTTAACTAACGTATCAACAGCGCAAACGTAATTACATTTTGCGTTAAGTAAAGTTACTCTATGATTAGTTTGAATGTCCATTATGAATAAACTCTAATTTCTAATCGTTTAACCCATTCATTTGATAAAGAATTAGTTGTAGTAAATGTTAAAAATTCAATCTCATCATTATTTTCAATAGTTAAATCAGATTCAAGAGTTAATCCATTAGCACCATCTAAATATCTTGGTATTGAAAAATTTATAGTTCTTTTAGAAGCTGTTAATTTATCAGCTAAAATAATTTTATAATCTCCAACTGTTTCATAAGTAAATGTTGGTATTCCTCCTAGTGTATTTTGTAATATGATTGCTGTAGGAGCATCTGTTCCTGTTTGAGTTAATAAAGCTGTATAAACTTTATAACCTAAATTGGCAGCCGAATTAGCATCTCCTTTTTCTCCTTTTGTTGTTGATGTGATATTGCAACCACATTTACCTGAACATTTACACATATTTAATATTTTTTATAATTAACAATCTGAACAATTACTATCACAAGTCTCTTTAGCCTTAGTTAAAAAACTCTCAGCTTTACTATCTTGCCCTACATTCATAGCGTATCTTGCACCTTGTAAGAATACTTCTGAAGTAATTAATTTCTTAATCTTATCATCAAAACATCCGCAGTTTAAATCTAAATCTACATAAGACTTCTCTATACAGCAATTAACTGAACAACTAGATAAAGCTTCATCTGAAGTTGTATAAGAAAATGATTCAGATGAATGTAATCCATCAATAGTATAATCCCATTTAAAGATTCCGTCTGACACCTCAGGCAACTTAACATTATAAGCCGCTAAAGTAATATCAAAATCAGTTAAAGGGAATACAGTAGACTCTAATAAGGTAGTAATATCTGTTATAGTTCCGTTTAAATCAGTGAATAGACACTCTGTAATAACATGACTAGCAATAATGAAATCAAAAGTAACAGGAGTTGTCATCGAAGGATAATAAACATTCAACTGCGCGGATGTAACATCGTCTAAGTCTATACCTCCACTTAAACCATATCCTTCTTCATTGTATTCATCATTACAAGTTGTAACAAGGAATCCTGTAATATCTGAGAACAAGAGTTGCGTACAGCCTTCTTCTATTTCGATACAACCTGTTAAATCTATTCTTTCTAGCGACATTTCTTTAATTTTATAGTGTAAATATATAGATTATTTTATTTGATTTTCAGCAAATGTGATAGCTTTGTTACCTGGTAATATCCTTTTTGTTTTCTGCCAAGCATCTTCTTCAAATCCTATTAGTGATTCAAAAGCATTTAACATATCTTTAATCTTACCTAAAACAGCAGCGGGATTACTTACCATGTATTTGTCTTGTTCTAAATCAAAGATAAATAACACTTGACTTAATACACTATCCCAATTTAAACCACCTTTTTTCTTATCATCATCGTCATCGTCAGAATGTTTAAGGGCTAATAAAGCTCCAATAGTAGCTATTCCTTTTAAGTTAGTAACAAAAGCATGATTAGTTAAGGCTTTTTTAATATCACCTTTCTTTAAATCGTCTTTCATTTCTTTTAAACCTACTCTTAATAACTTAGTGTAAGAACCTTCTTTCTCTTGTCCATAAGCATTAATGTATCTAGCTGAGAATCTTTCTTTAAACCAATCTGGCATCCAGACCTTAAATTGAAATAAAGCCTTACCAAACTCTCCGCGCATGATATTTCTACGGTCCTCATCAGGATATTTGCCTTGGATGTCGGTTACTCTATTCTTAACTTGAGTCATTTTAGCTTTTAATTTAGCCTCGTCCACACCATCCTTAACAGTTAATACATCGTTACCATACTTGTCTTTAGTGAACTCAAAACTATCATACTCTTCTTTACTTAATAATCCTAACCCTAATGAACCTTGTATTTGGTATTCACCTACTTGTGTTCCCCACGTTGCTAACTTAGAAAATATACTATTAGCTTTAATTACAGGATGTGAGTCAAAGTCTTGGTTTACTAAGTTGTATTTCTTAATAATAGCTAAGGCATAATCGTTAACTACTCCTACTTCTTTTCTACTTCCTTTGCCTCCAAATAATCTAGCGTTACCTCTTACTAATGTTTCAGCGTTCTCGGCTCTCCAATTATTATAGTTACCCATAAATACGTTAATGGCATTTGCAGGGATGTTAAACCACATTGTAGTACTAGCTACTAGTTTTCTTAAAGATTTAACAGCCGCGTCAATAATAGGGTCGTTTACGTGTGGTTCTTTGAAAATATGTAATGCTTTCCAATCTTCCATCCACTTAGATACATTCTTTTTAGGAATATAACCCTCTTCCATATATCCGTGCTTGTTAAGATATTCAACCGCCTCTACTAATGGCATAATCTTACTGATATGCTTAACGTGCGCCGACTCATCTATAAATTGATTCATAGCCTTATAGAAGTCTTTAGAGTAACCTCTATCAGGACTTCTAGGTTTATCAAACTTACTTACTAATTGACCTTTCTCGTTTAATGAATATTCAGCATCTCCTTTTAATTCTAAAGGATTATCTTTCTCATCAATATTTTGACCTTTCTTTAATTGGTATCTAGCTTTAATATTAGCTACAAGTAAATCAAATAAAGCCTTTGCAATACTCTTAATATTCTTTTTATCTACGTTAGCAATAATCTCTTTCTCTATTTCAGAATAAGACATTATTTTACCGTTATGTAGTATTCTTACTCTACCTAAATTTGTTGCTCCACCGCCTAAGTAATAACTAAAGGCAGGAATTAACCCTTCTGATTTATAAGCTTCTCTAAAGTTTTTATCTACTCTAATAGCACCCATCTTAACATTCTCAAAGTCATTTGCAGCCATTTCATTTCTGTAGCTATTAACAACTTCTCTATGGAATTTAAGGTAGTTTATTTTAGCTTGAGATAATCCTTTAGCCTGTGCTTCTTCTACTGTTAAATATTCTCCATCTTTGTTAATCATCCAGTCAAAATACTTAGATGAGTCAGAACTAAATCTGTTTGCCGCCGAACCCGTAATGCCTAATCTCTTATTCTCTTCATTGATTACTTTTAATCCTAGTTTAGCGTGGGTATCTTTTAATGAATTAGCCTCACTTAGTTTATCAATAATAGCAGTACTATAAGCTAAAGATACAGCTTGCATATCCGCATTCTTTTCAGAGAAGTGTGAATGATGTAATATCTTTGCTTGTAGTGGGCCAATATCACTTGTCTTAGCTAAAGATTCGATTACTCCTTCTTTGCCTTTAGAAATCTCTTGTTGTTTAACAGTTACTCTATGTCCAAGTTTTTGATACGCTCTTTCTTTTACGTTTTTAGCAGCCTTATCATTAAATGAAAATAACTTAACTATCAGGTTGTTTAACTCTTCGTCAGTATAATCTTCTAAGTCTTTATCTTCTAATATAGATTGAACTTCTTTAAAATCTTTCTTATACTTCTTATATTCAAACGTTTTTTTACCTGCTATTGCATAAGCCTTTTTAGCAGCCACATATTCTTTCTCTGCCGTCTTGTATTCTTCTTCAGTTCCGTTAATCTCGGCTTCATCCATAGCTTCAGTAGCCTCAGTTAAATTAACTTTAGCTTCATCCATTTTATCAGTTTCTTTCTCGTAACTAAATCCGTTTTCGGCGGCGTACTGTTGGAAACTTAAAGACTTTAATTTAACAGGCGTTTTAACTTTCTGTAATTGCTCTTTGCCAGTTTCAACCCCTTTTAAATCTTTAGTTTTAATACCTCCAATAATTTGTTTAGCAAGGCTCTTAGCTACGTTTTTATCTAAACCTAACTTCTGCTTCAACCAATCAAATATGTAGTCTAAATAAGCATTAAACTTACTCCTATCTTCTACTTTATCAAAGATATTAGCGCCTTCTCGTCCGATTGCTTCTGCTAATACTTCTTTATCTAATTGCTCCTCGTTTAATTCAGGGTAACGTTCTTTAGTTTCTTTGTATAAATCAGTATCTCTTAATTGTTTAATGGCTTGTTGAATTACTTTGTTATTGTAACCCATAGCATCAATTAATATATGCCCTGCTTCGTGGATAGCTGTATCTTTACCTGCGTATTCAGGATTAATGGTAATTGTATTTGTAGATGGACTCCATTTGCCTGCTGCTTTTAAATTAGTATCAAATACTATCTTTACTTTAGGTAATGCCTTTTGTAATTTATCTATTACTCTTTGAGCGTAAACAGATGGAGTAGTTGATTCTTTTTGGAACGGGTCTTCTTCATTATTAATAACAATATCAGTTCCTTGGTCCCACTTATCCTTATCTGCTAATTCTTGTAGTTTTTCAGTAGATAAAGTTTCTAAATAATCAATTACAGCATCTGCTTTATTTTCATCTACTTCTTTATCCTCGTAAATACCTGCTAATAATTCTTCTTGTCTATTAACAGTAGGTGTTTCTGTCTTCTTAATTAAATCCTTAGCCATTTGGATAGGAGAAGTATTCTCAAGTAATACAGATTCTAAAGCATTGTAATAATCTTCAGTATTAAATTGCGGATATTGCTCTTGATGTTCTTCCCATAATGAATGAGCTAAGTCTTTCATGTTAGGAGCATATCTAGCATTATACTTATCAAGTTTTAGAGTTAAGTTTTGTCTAGCAAATGCTTCCGACTCTTTACCTTTAAAGAATGATTTAAGCGAATCTCTATCAATGTATCCGCCACCTATGAAATGTTGCATAACTAAGTCGTAAGCGTTATCTACTGTTATCTTAGATGCTTTTAATCTATTAGGTTCTTTTACTTTTCTTTGGATTCTACTTTTACTTCCTTTAAGTTTTGTTTCTTTGACACTTCCTTTATCCTCTCCACTAGTTTCTTCATTGTTTCCTCCGATAGATTTCTTTCCGTCAACGGCACTTTCTTGTTTTCCATTTTCTTTAGGTTTTACTTCTTGTTTATTAATAATTTCTAATGCCCTTTCAGGTTTCATGTTATCTACATTAGCCTTACTGAAGTTTAAATCATATAGTTGTTGTCTTACTACTTTTGTAATAGTTAATGGTACTGATGCTTTCTGTTCTTTTACTTTAACTTTAGCTTCCTCCACAATCTTATTAGTAGCTTCTTTTGCTCTTTCTGTAGGAGTTGGTTTAGGTAATGGTTGTCTAGCAGATTCCATTTCCTGTTCCGTTGCAGGAGTTTCATCAATAGTTTCTAAGTGAGCCATTAAGTCTTTCTCTGCTTCACTATATAAAGCATTACCCTCTTTATCTAAAGCATCCGCCGCCCCTTTATGAGTTTCTTTCGCCCATCCTAAGAACTTACCGTCACTCTTTTGATAAATCATAATAGCTTTCTTCTTAGAATTATACCCTTCAGGTGCTTTATATCCTTCAGGTATTTTTCCTAAGTCTACTGATTTAAAAGTAATAGGTAATCCTTCTGCATTTCCCTTTAATCTTTCAGTTCTCATGTGTCCACGGAAACCTTCTGGACGTATCATAGAAGATGAGAATTTTAACTCTTTTCCATCAGGCATAGTTCCTTTATAAGTATAATGAACTTCTCCATCATAAGTGTAAGGATGTGCCGTCATTTTAGCATCTACTTTATGGTTTAGCTGATTGTAAATATACTTTCTAGCCATTCTATGCTTAGTTCTTGTTGGGAACTTATTTTCATTAAACTCATCCGCCGACACATCTTCATAGTTACGTTTATCTAATGTAGAATGAATAGGTTTATAATCAGATTTTACAGTTTTAACTTTCTCTTTTGGAGTTGGTTTTTCTACTACTTTCTGATTCAACTTTGAGTTATTTTCTTCTTCTTTTAAAGACTCTTTTGCTTTAATTTCTTTTTCTTTTTCCTTTTGAATACGCTCTTCTTCCTTCTTAGGAATTACAGGCTCACCTTTAATTTCTCCTTGGCGGATAATATCGTTTAATTCAGATTGAAGTTCTTTAACTTGTTTCTGTTTACTTTCAACTTTTGCCCTGTTAATTGGTTCCAATTTAGAGATTTCATTCTCATTAGTTGGAATCTCAGTTTTAAGCCCTTGTATTTGGAATGATAGTTCAAATACCTTCTTTTCATCTTCAGGTTTTAAATTAATATCTTTAGTTTCTTGATGATATTTATCATAAGAATCTATCTTAAATATTGCTTGGTCGTATTCTGACTGATTAATATCATTATTTTTTAAAGCTTGTCCTAAGTCTGTTTTTAATGCGGTAACCGCCTCTGGACCTTGCTTAACTCTTTCGTAAGCATTAATAGATTGCTCATCGTGTTTATTTCTTAATACTTGAGTACCTACAGCCATAGGCACACCTGCTACTAATCCTGTAGCAAAACTATTAATATAATCTCCAAATGCCTTTGCGCTAAAAGCATCTGTTCCAAATTGCCCTCTCTCATCAGGGGTTAATTTATCCCATAATTGTTCGCCTGCTTTTTGACTAAAATCTTGAGCTGCCTCTTGGCCACCCTCTGATAATACGTCTTTTACAATTTCTTTAGTTCCTTTCTTAGCTAACTCAGTATAACCTACAGTCATTTGTTTAGCTAATTGTTTAAATCCTTGCTCGGTAATATTTCCTGCTGCGTCTTTTTCTACACCTTTGATTACATTCTTTAGAAGTTCTTTCTTTTCATTTCTAAATAGTTGTGACATTAACTTACCATCTAATCCCCAAAATACATCTAATGCAGCCATTGGAGCTGTTATTGCTGATGCAACTGCCGCTTTATCTCTTCCTTTTAATCCTGCTTCTTCTGCGTTATCTAAGTTATCTCCTAATTGAGTAGCGAATGAACCTGTGAATATTGCTGCCTTTGGAGAGTTAGTAAATATTTGTCTTGCTCCTACCACACCTCCCGCAAATGATGTTAGCGATTCGGCGGCTGTATTAAAAGCTCCCCATAAAGCTTTAGGACTTAAATCAAATCTATCCTTATCTAGTAAATCACTCCACTTCTCTACGCCTTCTGTATTTAATATTGGAGTTTCTAATTCAGAATCTTTCTTAAACTTTAATGCTTCAGCAGTATTTGATAATTTATTCAAATATTTATTTTCTTCTCCTGTAGCCATTGTTGTACCTACTTGTGCTAAATTAATAGCTCCTTGTGCGGCACCTAATACTCCATTTCCTAAACTCTTACCTAAATCAGTGTACCAACTATCATCATCCGCTTCTTTTTGATTTCCCCATACACTAGCTACTTTATATCCTTTCGGCGGTTTCTCTCCATAAGCTAATGCCGTAGGCACATAAACTCCATTATCCTCAAGTTTATTGTAATACATGGTGTTATTATCATCATGCTTTTGGCCGTAACCTTGGATAGTTAATATAGCTTTCTCTCGTTGGTCTTTCGTGGCTCTTGGGTCTTTTAATACATCTTTCAATACATCCCATTCTGAGTCCATAACAGTAGTACCATTACGTCCGCCTTTTTGCTTTAGTAATTCAATAGAATTATCCACGGCTAAATCTTGAGGTGTTTTATATTTAGGTAATACTACATTAGTATCACCTTCTCTTAATTGAGGAGATTTAAAACTTAAAGATTCTTCAGGACTAGGTAATCTACTAGCCTTATTCGTTCCTAATATTTGATTAGGAGATGGTAAACTTATATTGTCTGGCATAATTATAAAGCTTTAATAGCACCTGATTGTACTCCTTGTTGTATTTGTTCTTTTGTCCACCCTGCATTAATCCATTCTTGGACTGATGCGGACGGCACGTTTTGTTGAGCTTCCATTTGACTCATAGGATTTAAAGCATCCATTTGTTTATTAGTCAATTTAGCAGCACTATTATATCTTGTTCTAAACCCTTCATTACTTAAATCGGCTTCTACTTGCGCGGGAACTCTATATAAAGTAACAGGTTTACCTTTAACATCTTTTCCTTCATAAGGTACAATTAAATCATTCATAGTCTTATCATCTAAAACTCCTGAGTTATCTAATTCGTCTTCTGTCATTTCTACATAACCATGAAATACTCCTGTATTTTTACTTGATGAACGACCATATCCTTCATAAGCACCCGTCTTAGGATTAATTTTCTTTTCTACTTGCGCGGCTTGTTGGAATGCTCCCGTTGGAATAAACTTCAACCCTTCAGTAGATTTTAAGAATGAACCATCTTTATTGTAAATCTTAGCTTGTGGTGTAGTTCCTAATGTAGCTTGAACTAAATCAGTATTTAATCTATTAGCTTTTGCTCCTTTAATATCATACATATACGGGTCCATATCATATTGTCCATTAGCCTTTGCTGCTCCGTGTGCCATTTTCCATTTCTCTAATTCAATAGCTGAGTTATGGTAAGGCTCACCAAGCTTACGTTTCAAGTCAATACCTGGCTTAATTAATTCAGCAGCATAAGCTATTCCTTCTGCATCGTTTTTAGGATTGTATGTAACTTGTATTTGACGTTTATGTCTATTGTAAAAATCTTGTGCGGCAGGAGCTACTGCATTCTCATCTATTAACTCTTCCCATCCGCCATTACCATGTTGCTTATACTTCCTAGCCTTAATCATTTGAGCTGTTTTCAAAGCCTCTTCATTTAAAGGAACAAAGTCTTCAGGTTTATCGTAAACAAATGCTCTTAGACCTCCATCTCTTTTTAATCCTTCTTCTCCATCTTGATGACCGAACCGCAAGTAATTATTCTTTTTATTAAGTAATTGTTGGTAAGCATCAGCATCGTACATATTAGGATTCTTAGCAACTTTAGCTAAGTCATCATTCAATCTTTTAAATGATTCATCAGAAGCCATGCCTCTAATTACATTTTCATTAGACTTTAAATATCTTCTTTTCTCGTTAATTAAACGTCTTGTGTCGGGGTCCGATTCCCAATTAGGATTATTCTTAGCTAACTGTCCAATCTCTAATAAAACCTTCTTAGAATCCGCGTCAATTAATCCTCTATCAAAAGAGTTAGAAGCGTTCATAACTTCATTATCTCCTTCAAATGCAGTTAACTTAGCAATGTTTTCTTGTTGCGCTCTCTTTAATTGTTGGTCGTAGAACCTTTCATCTTGGATACGCTTATCGTAATCCATACTTTGTGCTAAACCGCGAGTAATACCGAAATCCATGTGTAAAATATTTGTTGTTAAAGATATAAAATTTTACAACTCATTATAAACAAAAAATAGGAATATTTCTACTCCTACTTTTAATTCATTAGTTGATTAAATAATCAATTACATTCTGAGCAAGTAGATTTATTTACTACTTCATATTCTTTATTTTGGTTTCTTAGAGTTAGGCAAGCTTGAGTCATTTCTTCTTGAGTGCTTGTGCATTTATAGAATACTCTTGGTTGACATCCTACACAAGTTTGATTATAGAATATACAATATACTATAGGAGTAGATGCAGGTGCTGCCGACTTACTACTATTTTTTTTACATCCAACAACTGTTAGAATTACTGCTAATATTAAGATTACTTTTTTCATGGTTTCAATATTTAGTTTGTTAATAATACTTGTTTAACGTAAATAATTTTAAAAGGTTACAATTATATTTCACTTGTCCAAGCATTACTAGCTTTATTAGCTTCATCTCTTGCTTGTTGGTCTTTTTTAAATCTATATGCCCCAATAGTATTAGCTAATCCTGCACCTATTAATTCACTTCCTGCTTGTTGTTTTTGTTGGAATGTGTACATAGCATCATTGAAAGCTTGTCTTCTATTAGCAGATAAAATATTAGCTCTATCCGCCGCCATTGAATCAGCATACTTCTGTTTATTCATTCTCATTTCAGAGTCAGCTTGTTTCAATCCTAGTTTATTCTTCCAAGCATCGTTTATAGCAGCTCTATTAAGATTGAATGATTGTACACTACTAGCGTTTAATCCTGCGAATTTAGCATCGTTTAATCCACCTTGTATTTCTTGGTCGGCAGCAAACTTTTGTTCAGGAGTTAATCCAAATTTAGCGTCTTGCTGCGCTCTATTAACAGCGTTATTATAAGTTGGGTCAATTACAGCTTTATCAATAGGTCTTTTCTCTTTACCTAGCATATTTAATCCTAATGCTGTTTGTCCTATTCCTACAAATGCGGTTGGGTCAACACTACCTATTACATCAGCTAATCCTCTTCTTTGATTTTGAGGTGTACCATTAGTTGCTACTGTTTGAGGTAAAGACTTATTTAAAGCAGCCGATTGTACTGTAGCTTTCTCAGCATCAGCATTAGCAATAGCTCTTTCGTTAGGACTTAATTTATCTCCTATTACATTAACTTCATCAGAAGGATTATATTCAGCAGATGGCGGAACAAATTTACCTGCTTCTGTTTTAGCTGTTACTTTAGGCGCTTTTAAAGATGGTTTAGTAGGAGCTACATTTTCAGCAACTACACTCGGATTAACTTCTGTTTTAGGTGTTACAGTCTTAGCATCTGTTTTAACTTTAGACTCTACCGTTGGTTTAAAATTACCCGAAGCATCGTAATTAGAATCATTTTTAGATAACTCATATTCTTTAGCTGTTTCTTTAGCTTTTTGCGTTTGAGCATCTATTTCATTAAGTAGAGTTTTTAATCTTTCTCTTACAGCATCTTTCCCTTTATAATCAGCATTCTCTCCATTCTTAACTCTATTATATTCAGCCTCTAATTCAGACTTTCTTTTAGCTGCTCCAATCAAAACTTGTTGAGTAAAATCTCTATGCTTTTTAATATTTTTAGCAACATCAACTCTATTTTCAATAGATTTTGCGTAGTCTTGAGATTTTTTAATATCCGCCTCTTCTTTAGCTAATCTTTCTTTTTCTTTTTTAGGGTCAATAGTATCTTCTGATGTAACTTCTCCACCTATAGCATATCCTTTAACTTTTTCATCATAAGCCTTTAATCCATTTCTTAATTTATCCACATTATTATTAGAGTATTTAACATCATCTGATGCTGGATGAGCCTCGTATTTGCTTATAATACCATATTTATTTAGCCCTTTTTTGGAATCATTTATCATATCGTCCTGCATACCTGATTTCATAATAGATAAACTATAATCGCTAACCCATTTTTTATTACTATCAACCTCTTCTTTACTAGGCTTTACCTTACCTCCATCTTGCTTTTTATTACCTTCTTCTGCATTAGGAGCAAGCGCCTCTAAATCAATCCCAATAGACTCTAAGTATTCATTCTCTTCAGGAGTAAACAAATGTTCTCCGTTAGATAATTTTACAGTCTCTCCATCCTCTTGTTTAAGTTTAGCTTTTTTATTAGGAGCTTTCAAGTATAGTTTGCGAATACCTTTAGCTAATTCTGCATTCTCAGCAGGAACTACAAAAGAACCTTCTTTTACTTTAGCTTCTATCTTATCTTCTTTTGGGCCACCTTCTCCTTCAATCTCTCCGCCTTCAGAACACATTTGAGTATGATGTTTTTTCATCTCGGCATCCATTTTCATTTTACCCACTATTCCCCCTTTTTTATATCCTTTGTTTGGGTCATATTGTTGACCGTTAGCTAAAATCATATTTTGATTCTCATCAAATGTTACTCCTGATAAATTATAAGGATTAGTAATTGTAGCATTTTGGTCATTATTATTTCTTGCTAATACTGCTTGGCTTTGTCTTGACATTTGATTAGCATCCTTAACTTGTTTTAATTGAGCTTTTGTTTTATTCTCTATTGAATCTAAATACTTTTGTCCTGTAACATCAGTTAATCCGCCTTCATAAGATAATCTCTTAGACGGGCTAAATGTTATTCCAATGGCAGCGTTTCTTTTAGCTTTTCCTTCATCTAATAATTCACCATTAGCATCAACTTGTTGACTTCTATTTTTAATAGGTTTACCAATTTTATCTCCTATAGCGGCAATACCCCCAATCATTCCTCCGATACCTCCCATTTGAGATGTAGCTGCTAATCCTGCGTTTCTAGTTGCTTCTCCTTCGTTTTGAGTAGGTTGTGAATTATAATAAGCAGAACCAACACCTCCAAGTGCTTGACCTGTAGTATTAGCTATGTTTTTAGCAGTTGCTTGATTTTTAGCTTTATTAGATTCGTCTTGTTGAGCTTTAGCATATTGGTCGTTTTGTCCAACTACTCCACTATCAAGAGTATTTAATTCACCGAACTCATCATAAACTCCTCCGCCTGTTGATAATTTTTGAATCTTACTAACTATTCCACCTTTTTTAAACCCTACTGTACCCATAGTAGATACGCCTTTGGTGCCTGCTTTTTCTTTACCTACACCTTCCATTACATTAGTTATAGTTGGTGTAGCAGTAACTCTAGGATTACCCTGTTTCTCAGTTCCTAAATTAACTCCTTCGTTTACTTTTGTAGTATCTTCTAAATAACTAGGCGTATATTCTCCTGTAGAAAGTGATTTTAATACATCTATAGGCTTTTGAGTATTAACATCAAAGTATTTATCAGTAGCTTTTGAATATCCCGCATTTGGGTCAGGATACTTGTAATGAATTACATTAGGATTAATTGAAGGTTGCAGCTTTCTATCAATACGAGTATCTTCATAAATAGGAATATTAGTATTAACTGGTTCTTCCATGTAAACTACATCTTCTGAGAATGTATCAGCAGGAGGTATTACTTTAGGTTTTGGTTTAGGTGGAATACTTAATCTTGGCTTGTTAATATTAGTAACAGTAGGATTAGGCTTAACATTGTCAGGAATGATTGCTTTAGGCTTTTCTGATTTCGTTTTTTTAACGTACACAGTTTTGCCATTACGAACTTCTGGAGTATACCCTTCAGGGATTGACGTAACCTTTCTTGGTTCTGTTTGCTTTGCCATTTTGTCTATTATTTACAAACAAAAATAGCTAAAAAAAGGCTTACTTACAATGACGCGAAAAAATTTATGAAATACGATTTATCAGATACTTTATACTTTGCAACATTTCTGATTAATATAGATTCTACTTTTTTAGATGAAATATTATTGATATTATCAATCATCTTATATTCAGCATATCCATCATTTCTATCATATATTTCTTGCTGAAGTATATCAGTAGTCCCATCCGTATAAGAAATAACCATTTGTTTATTTAGACCGTTTATGTTTTCAGGGAAATAAACATAAATAGCAAACGTTATTGTTTTAGTATCAATACTGTCAGAATAAGCCGATAATGTAATATCATCTCCTAATAGTGGATTTTTAATTACCATGGCATCAGTATATCTTTTAACAGTTTCTTCTCCGTTAAACTTAATTCTACTAACTTGCCCAAAAGCACAACTAGCTAAGAATAAAAACCCTACTGATAATAATAAAACGATAATGTTTGTCTTACGAGATTTAATAGCTTCCATGTTTTCTAAAGTTTAAGTTGTTAATAATATATCCTTGTACAGTAGTTATCTATAAAAGGTTACAAAATAATTCAACTTTGAGTTATTTATCTTCTATTTACAAAGAAAGTTTTTAACCACTGAACAACTCTTTGAGTATTTTTAGCTACAGTTGGATTTGTTACATAGTTCTTATGCACAAATTTAATTTTAACATAATAATCAGTCAGCCTTCCTTTAAGTCTATCTAAGGCTACCGAACTGAACCATGATTCGTCAATAAATCTATAATTTCTATTAGTAGAAGATATATCAAAGTCGCTTGCCGATTGGCTTGTAGTATCAAAATAAATACTTGTAGCATTTGCTCCAATAGTTTTAACTTGTATATTTTGTGGAGTAACTGCCATATCAGTCTTAAAATTAACAACAACTTCTTGTTCAAAATCCCAAACCTTACCAAAGAACTTGCATAATTCCGCGCCAAAGTTCTGTAAATAAATTTCATTAGTTTTATTTATCGCTACCCATGAATTACTACTTGGCGCTAATGGATTAGTTCCTGTAGTTGGAGTTAAAGTTCCTGGATATGAAGCAATAGTTACATTTTTAATACATATATATTCTACATTAGCCACCTTAACAGTATCTCCTACTACAAAACTTGTAGATGCCATACTAGCATTATAAGCCTTTGTATTTTTAGGATTATTCGCAGATACCACTAAATCATTATGGTTATGCCATATCGCAGGTGTACAATCAGTAAATGTTACAAAAGCATTTAAAATATGGTTGTATCCTAAAGTAAAATCTCTATTTATTTCTGATATAACCCCTGCCGTATTATCCTTATTTTCATACTTAAATGTTAAATAAGTCATTTTGAATGTAGGGTCATAAGTTCCAACTATACCATGTCCAAGCAAGGGGGCCTCCTCTACAGATAAATCATTTGTATTATATATCTTATATCCACTTGTGATATTACCCTCGTTAAACTCGCTATTAAAGAATACTTGAAGTCCTTTTATCATAGACATTTCTTCAGGTTTAGTTCCAATACCCATTACCATAAATGCTCGTCTACGCATATCAAACCACGCATAACCATATTCTGTTTCCGTTAATCCATGCTGATGTTGATTACCAAAGAATGTATCTATATCATCATATCTATCAATAACTCCTGTTACGCCTAATGCAGTTGCATCTCCTAAAGCACTTCCTCCAACTAATTGACGTTCTAATATTGGAGTGTAACCTACCGAGTGGTCTTGCCAATAAAACAGCCTAGAATCTCTTGATTTAAGATTATTTATTTGTCCGCGTTGTCCATCTACATCTCTGTAATCAGGTATTCTAAATACACGGAACGAGTCTATTAATTCACCAGGAGTTTTAAATTCACTCCATCTCATTCTATAATCAAATTTTCCCGTAAACTTATAGTTAAGTGGCAAAGAAGGATATTTTATAAAGTTTCCATCAGTACTATATCCTTGGTTATAAGAATAAGATTCTAATTGAACTGTAGGACTTAATGTAGATTGGCTCCACGCTAAACCCGTTGGGGTTCCCGATGACGGAAACATATTCTTATTAGATACTTTTTGTCCATGTCTAAGATTATAGTTTACATTGCCCTCGCAAGGAAACCATAAAGCATAAGACATAGCATTATCAGTTCCAGCAAAAGCTTCGTCCCATAATCCATATCCTAAATCTACTAGACTAGTAAAGCAATCTCCGCCGAATACCTCAATATTATTAAATGTGTATTTATTCTCTCCCGCATAAGTTCCTGTAGCAAATGTTCCATTTAAAGTATCCGCTTTTACTTGAGCATTAATAGGTTGAAAGTGACCGCAAGACATATACAAAGTATTAGCAATAGCAGAATCACTAACTCCTCCATATTGATTTGCAGGGTCGGTATTAGTAACAAAATTAGCTAACATCTTCTCATATATGTATTCATTTACACCGTTAAAAGGAGCGTTGTAATCCGTTAATACGTCAAAATGGTTAAACTGAGATTTTATGATAATCTTCTTGCATCCTACAGAATAAATATCTTTAGCTGGGTCAAATGCAGTTCCTCCGCCACAAGTAGAATCATATCCTCCTGTTACAGAAGCTACATTTACGGGACTAAAATTATTTCTATAGGTTTGAGTACCTGCGCCTAAAAAATCAGCGATAAAATCATTTTCATTTAACTCATAGAATCCATTACCATTCATTGATTGAAGAGGTAATGTTCTTGGAGAACTAGCGTCATATCCTGTGCCAAATCCGCCAACACTCATATCAAATAACTTAGTAAACAATGTTCTTTTTTCAGTATCAGTTTTTAATTGAGTTCCATTTATCCAACAAGCTTCTTTTAAATTTTGTCCAATAGTTCCTACTGCTGAAGGAAAAGTATATCCAACTTGCTTATCAGGACATAACATTGAATAAACATAATATCCATCTCCTACTTCAAAATTATTATAAATACTATAATCGGTTCTACAAATACCTAATGGCATTACCCTATCAGGAGTTGTAGATGTTTGAATTACATTCTGCATCAATAATCCTTGAGTTATAATTATAGGGTCGCGTTCTGCTCTAACAATACTAAATCCACTAATTTGATTCATTACCGATTCAGGTATATCTAATCCTGAAATATTAATCGCAGATGGATTTAAAGAATATGAATCTTTCCCTGTAGAAAACACAACATCTTTTCTCATTAACCCTCCCTTCGTAGGAATAGAATCAAATGTATAGTCAAATGTTGTTGGGTCTCCTTTTATATACTTTACATAAAATGGATTACCTTTCATGTCATAAAATAAAATTCCAAATCTATATTTCTCGTTACTCCAATATCCTTTATTATGAGATGCTACAGCAGGGTCTTTATAGTCCCAAAAACCTGTTTTTAATTGTATAGCATTATCTCTTCTTTTGCCATCACTTATGGCGGTGTATTGGTTTTTAGTCGTACATGGTCTAACTTCTCCGCTTCCTGTAAATACAATGGCAGCATAAGTTGTGCCTCCCGTTATCACTTCTCCTGTGACGTAATTAACACCTTCATAAACAACTGTATCTGTAGTTAAATTTCCAAATGTAACTAGCCATCTTGAGAACGGAACTACGTCTGCCGCTACTGGATTTGACGATAATGGCGGGCTAACATCGGCAGGAACATTACAATTAGCACATAAAGATAAATCTCCATGAGATACTAAAGGATATTCTATTTGAGAAATAGTGACACCGCTTAAATCTAAATCAAACTCTTCTCTCTCAGTTATATTGGCTACAATACTATAGTTCTTATTAGTATTTATAGTTTTACATTTTAAGATACTTGCAGGAAATAATGTTAAGTCAGTTATAGTAACTGTACCTAAATTACTTGCTCCTGTGTCTATTATAGTCATTTGAGGGCCTGTTACAGTCTCTTTATTTGTAATTATAATTCTATAAGGTACATCAGTTACTTGAGTAAACTCCGCGCAAGCTATTTCAATAGTATCAAAATCAGTATCAATATCTGTAACGTTTAATTTAACCGACTTACCACTATTAACTAAAGTAGTAGAGGTTCCATTACCAACAAAATCAATATAATCATTTCCTGTTAAATAAGCAGATGAGTTATCCATTCCTACGTGAATAGGTGTACTTGCATAACTCCACGATGTAACCGCGCCATCATAAGAACTTGATAATCTATAAAAGTAAATATCACTTCCGCAATACTTATTTCCTGTTCCGTACTCTTGAAATTCTATATTACCAAGTAATCTACTTGGAGTCCAATCTAATAAAGCTAATGGATAGTATTCAACTACTAAAGGAGAACCATCTAATATTGTATAAGAAGTATTAACTGCCGTAAATATATTTCCATCCGTTAAACCTGCCCCATAAGCAATAACGTTATGGGTAATAGCACCAGATAATACCATGTAAGATTTACCTACTGTTAAGTCTGTTAAACCTGTATAATAAGTTGTAAAAATAGGATTAGCTATATCAAACACTCTAGGCTCATTAAAATTATCAGTCCAATATACTCGCTGATGTTGGTCATTTTCTCTAAAAGAAAATCCTTCTATCTTGTGAATCTTAGTAAAGTTTAAACTAGCATGGTGGTAATAAGGTACATAAGTTCCTGTAAAATCAACTCCTTTTCTAGTAAATGAAATAACACCTATCTCTCCATATCCTGTATTAGTCTCGCTGTTTGTAGAAAATACAACCAATTTATCTATAAAAGAAACAAATCCTATTGGCATAGGTTCTGAGGCTAAATTATAGATTATTCCATCGTATATTGGAGTTAAAGTAAGCAATACCTTATTTCCTTTAGTCATCTCTACAGTGTAGTGGTTGCCATCATAGGAAATAAGCATACCGTTTTTCATGTTTCGGTAAGTGCCGTCAGGCTGTAATATAAAAGAACTATCTTGATGAAGTCCTTTGTCAAATGTATTAATAATTGAACCAGCCATATTGATTATTTGTTGTCATTCCTTTGTAAAGTCCGCGACCTGCATACGGGTCATTATATAATTCTGCAATTTCTTCTTTATCTGATTCTGTTAATTCTGCATCTAAAGCTCTTGCGTGGGCGCATAATCTATCCCATTCTCTGTATGCCATATTCATTGAATTAATCTCTTGATTACCCTTATTACGTTTTCTCTTCCAATACATATACTGTATATATTCTGATATTGCCGCCACATGGTTTTCTCCTATCTTAATAAATCCATCACAATCACTAGCGTATCCATCATACATGATAGTCATCTTAGTTTCGTTTACCTCATAACTAAATACCATCTTATTGTCTTGTATTTCATAAGGCACCATCCCGCAGTTAGTAGTCTCATTTATACTTCCTGCATCTACTACAATAAAACTATTAGCGTCCATTGTAGTAAAGTTTAAAGAGCCTCCTATTCTATTTGAGAATATACTTCCACAATTCGGGTCGTGTTCTCCTAAGATAGCACCTCTCATTTTCTTTACATCACAAGGTAATTGTGCTGTACATCCGCAAATATCTATTACTGCAAACTTTCTTATTACACCTTGTCCACCTATCTCTTTTTCAGCATAAGTAGCCCAAACCATAAATAACGGCAACATAGCATTATGGTCTAATGCAAGCATATCACTTGCATCAACTATAGCGTTTTTTATTGATACTAATTTATTAATCGACATACGTTCTAGTAATTAATTTTCCTTTTAAAATCCCTTCTCTTACTACTTTAGACAAGTCTGAATGCGGTTGAAAGAATATCTTTTTTTTATGTTTATATCTCTTTGTTTCAAATACTATATCGTAAATATATTCTGTAGTACTTAAATTTAACTTAGCTTCTACTACCCTTCCGCCACTGTACATTAACCCTTTATGTAGTAAAGCCATTGCTTTTTTATCTTCACTCCTCTTTCTTGCCTTAACCCAAATTCTACTTTTAGTATCTAGGTTAACAACCGAACCAACCATTAACTTACTTAAAATCTCCTCTTCTATGTAACTAGTCCAAATCTTATTAATATCAGGTGTAGTTATTCTTTGTTTAAATCTTCTTTTAAAGTCCCTCTTAATCAATCCATGTACTCTTGGAGTTGACCACTCTCCTATTTTTTTATCAGCTAATTTCTTCATCTGTTAACTACATCATCCGCCGAATCATTCATAGTATCTACAATTTGTTGTTTCTCTATTTGAAACTCAGTAGTTAAGATAGATATTACAATTTGTCTAGCCAAGTGAGTCGATACTGGATATGGGTCATTCTCAGTCATCTCTACTTGATAGTTAGTATAGAATACTTGTGAGTTACCACTAGCTGTAAATGTAGTTGTAGATGTTCCTGTGAACGTAGCATTAGGTAAGTAATTAACTCCATCGTAAACTACTAATCCTGTTGTTCCTTTTACTGTATATGAGTACCCACTCTTAATTCCACCACTAATAACAGGTAGTGTTTTCTTAATCATTAATCCTTCAGTAGTAGCAGGTATCCC